CCGGGGAGGCAACCTCGCCGGGTAACTCACCGAGCTACAACCTAGCAACGGGGGAGGAGGGGCCTCCGGGGGGTGGAGTGGCCACCGGGGGGCTGGGGGTGGCCGGGCTTTGATTAGGGACTCCGGGTATATAGATTTTCCCGAACCCAAATACCCAAAAATTTGCTTGACGGGTACCTTAAACCATTACACCATCAAATCATGAAAACATTCAAACTCGAACGACCCCCAGAGACCCCCGGCGTGTATGCCCTAAAAAACATAAAAACTTTTCAGGTCTACGTCGGCTGCACGGCAAACTTGCGCAGGCGTTTCATGGCGTGGTGGGGCGGGGCTTATCACAAGGCGGCAATCCCCGAGCATGTGCTGCGGATCATGAAAGCTTCGCCACCGGAAGACTGGGAGTTTGTGATCTTGAAAGAAGGCACCAAGCAGGATCACGCGAAGCTGCTGCAGCTTGAAGAATACACCATCGAGAAGCTCTCAAGGCGTAACCCGGATAAGCTACTAAATACGAACCACACTGTTGGCCCTGACACCCTTACACCATTAAAGCTCCCCATGTCCGGACGTCCAAGGGCTGCCGGTTCGGGAGCGCCGAAGACGGATCTGCGAAACATTGACGGTCGCAGGATGACCTACGTGGAAGCCGCTCATGTCCTGAACATCAGGCAGAGCACTCTTAAGCGGCGCTTGCGGAAGCTGCGGGCGAAGGGGGTCTTTCAGGTGGGCTTTAATGATTTGACGTAGTCCGGAAAAATCCTAGAACTATAAAACCCTACCGGTATAATGATACAATCACTTGACCATCAGGTCACTATCTACTCCAACCCGTCGTGGTAGCTTCCCAACCACCCACTAGGAGTATCCAACCAATGACAGATGTACCAACCACAGCAGCGATATGCGCGACGGTAGGGTTGCTCTCTGCCGATGAAATGTCTGACGTGTTGAAGGTGTCAACCCAGACACTGGCGACGTGGCGCTGCAAGAAGCGCGGCCCGCCCTCGATCAAGCTGGGAAAGAAGGTCTTCTACTTGCTGGCTGATTTCAGTCAGTGGATGCAGGACGAGGTGACGCGGCAACGCGAAGATGTACGTGCTTCACGACCCCGCAAACCCCGCGTCGTGCGGCAAGCGAGTGCAGTTGAAGAAGAGCTTGCGCTAGTCCAGCAGTAGTATCGCAGTGACCAGCAGCGCCATGATGCCTGCCAGCACGATGGCAATGGCTACCGTGGTGCTTGAGCGCGAGGCGCTCATAGCCTTACCCTCGTTCGCTCACGCTTAGCTTGTCGCGCCGTAGCGCAGCGAAGGCGGATCAAGTCCACGCTCCCGCGCGCATCTTCGTTCTGACGACACGCGGTCGTCTGGTAAGCCTGACAGCGAACATCCCCGCCATGCCGCCGTGTGCTGCCAAGCATAAGTACTGCAGCGCGTCCATGACGTGACTATACTCGTTCTTGTCCGGCAGAAGTTTTCTCATGCCGTTGCGGGTTTTGGCGTAACGGTAACCTCCTCCGAGTGCTCTAACGAGAACAGGACAGCGATCTCGGTCGATGATAAAGGCAGGCCCGCCATCTCGCTGTCCAAGCAAAAACGCTTCAACTGCTCGAAGACGCGGGTCGATGTCGTTGGTGGGTGCCGGGAAGGCATGCATGCCCATTCGCTTGAGGACGTCAAAAGTTGTCTCCTCGTAAATAGAACTCTTGCTGATGCCACTTGGATCTCCCACCATCGCAACCGGCTTGCCCAAGTACCTCTCATGCATCAACACCGGCCGCAGCGCCTTGTTTATATGCATCTCCAGTCCAGTGTCTTCAGCGATGACTTCCTGCAGGACCAGAAGTCTTCCTTTATGATCCAGTTGACCAATGACTGAACAGGGATCGCGTCCGAAATCCTGACCGACAATAAGGGGAGTTGCGGAGACGGGGAGTACGTCGTCTCTAACGTGGAACGGTCGATTGAAGGATTCCCGAAACACAGCCGTACCGGATGGGTCATTGCCGTATTTGGCATGAACGTAACGTAGAACCCAGTCGGTGCCATGACCGCGTGCGAGTCGTTCATAATAACTTCTTCCTTGTGCGATCCGTCGTTCATCGTCCACCGCCAGTTTCATCGTCTCTGCCGTCTGCGTCAGCCACGGCAAATTTTCAGCTTCTTTCTCCAGCCCACCGGGCTGGATGAAGATCTGCCAGTCCATCGGCGTGTCTTCATTCATGAATTTATGCCACTCACTCCCCTCCGAGGGCATGTTGGTGTCCGCAATCATGCCAAACCATGTCGCACCGCCCATAGCTGCTGACGGATATCTGCCAAGTCGTCCGGCGAGGGCATCCACAAGGTCCACATGCATCTCGATGGCTTCGCTCATCCACACGCCCGTCAACTGCATAGACAGTAACCGACGTTGGTCCTCGGGACTGTCGAGTGGGATCAATATCCACTCCGACCTCACGTCCCCCATAGTAATGTAGACCGTGTTGTCGCTGACCTTGTAACTGGCAATGCCTTCCAGCCATCCGGTGATATCCTTCAGCACGGTGTCTTTGAGTTGCTTGAGCGTCTGCCGCACGATAGCCCAGCGCGTATATCTGATGCCGTCATGCGACGGTGCCTGCTCGCAACTCCTTCTCAATAACTCAAACACGCAACACGTTGTCTTCCCACTACCCACGGGACCGGCGAGCAGTCTGCCGAATGCAGAACTCTGCATGAACCGTCCGCATGTCGGCGGTGCGGTGTAGTTAATGGCTTTCATTTCATGTCTCCCCAACGCTGCGCGTTTGCACGCGCTTCTTTGGACGCGCTTGGCGCGTTACCTCCGGAAGTAACTTCGTTGTCGATGATCTTCGGCACCGGCGTTACGTCCTTGGTAAATTCGACGGGCGTAGCTTGAGGTCCCATTGAAATGTTGATCACGAAACGCTCGCCAATCGCGCCACTTATGTCGGTGGGCATGCCGAGTCCGGCGATCCGCGCCAGCATTTTTCCGGCTTCGATGGTTGCCGGGAGCGCCTCTTCGTCATCGCTCATGCGGCGGTACAGCGTCGGCAGCCACTCTTCCAGCATCGATGCCGACTTCATCTTTACCCGCTCGTGGGTATTTAATGCGGTCTGCCACGCCTCGACTTCGGTCGCGAGCAGCATCTGGAATTTTGTGTTTCGTTGTAACTCAGCCCATGTTTCGTCGGTGATTGCATATTGTTTGAATATTTCTGGCAGCGGCTGAATGTCCATCGCGATTTCGCGCGCCAGTTTGATCATCGTCAGATCGCTGTTGCTTGGGCTTGTGACTGCATCCATGGTGGCACCCGGTAGTTTGCCTCACGGGATATGTAGTCCCAAATGATCGCAAGAGCGACATAGATATGCCTGTTGGAGCTATCGGACCTTTTCAGGGGAACAGTAATTTTGGCGGGCGTGGCGTGCTGCGGGTGGTGCCGCCTGCGCAGCTCAATGCCGCCATCAAGCTCGCCGACGAACAGAAAGCCCAAGCGGCGAAGCCATTGGACGACGTCGTCCTGACGTCGCTCGCTGGCTTTATCCGGACCGAGTTCGAAACATTCAAGCAGCATCGCAACAACTCGTCTGCCGGTTGGAGCGAGCGTCTCCTCAGTTGCCTGCGCGTGTTCAACGGGCAATACGACGCGACGAAAATACAGGAAATAAAACAGTTCGGCGGCTCTGAAGTCTACGCTCGCTTGATTTCCATGAAATGTCGTGGCGCTTCCTCCCTGCTCCGCGACGTCTACCTGTCAAACGAACGGCCTTGGGGACTTGAACCCCCTGACGATCCGGATGTACCTCCCGAGATCGTCGCAGCCATCTCTCAGCTCGTCGGCGTCGAAGCGCAGACGCAGGCGCAGGCGGGACAGCCGATAGACGCGACGTCGATACGTGACAGGACTTTCTCGTTGATGGAAGCCGCGCGGCAAGCGGCGAAGAAGCGTGCCGCCAAGCAAGCCTTGGTGGCCGAAGACAAGATCGACGAAATTTTATCCGAAGGAAAATTCTACGAGGCGCTGGCGGCGTTCTTGGTCGACCTGCCGATGTTTCCGTTTGCCTGCATCAAGGGGCCGATTGTCAAGATCGTCCCTGCGGTGGACTGGAAGAATGGTACGGCGACCATCACCCAGAAGCCGCGCCTGTTCTGGGAGCGCAAGTCGCCGTTCGATCTGTGGTGGACGCCGGGCTGTGCCGATATCGAGGACGCCGCCGTCATCGAACGTACGCGCGTCTCGCGTGCGGACCTCAATGATCTGTTGGATTTGCCCGGCTACAACGTCGAGGAAATTCGCGCCGTGCTCGACGAGTACGGCAGAGGGGGTCTCAACGAGGACTGGGACACCACCGATGCCGAACGCGCCAATCAGGAGTCGCGTGAAAATCCCAACATGAACCGGTCGGGGTTGATTTCATGTATCGAGTACCATGGCAACGTCCAAGGACGCATGTTGCGCGAGTACGGCATGAGCAAGAAGCAGGTGCCGGACGAACTGCGGGACTACTTCGTGCAGGCGTGGGTGATCGGACGCCACGTCATCAAGGTGCAGCTCTCCCCAAGCCCCCGCAAAAGGCACCCCTACTTTATCACCAGTTTCGAAAAAGTACCCGGTACCCCGGTTGGTAACGGGTTGCCGGATATCTTGAGTGATATTCAGGAAGTCTGCAATGCAACGCTTCGCGCCTTGGTCAACAATCTATCCATTTCTTCCGGTCCTCAAGTCGTCGTCAATACCGACCGTCTGTCGCCCGATGAAGATGGTGAAGATCTCTACCCGTGGAAGCGCTGGCGGGTCACGTCCGATCCGATGGGCAACAATTCGTCGGCGCAAAAACCCATCGATTTCTTCCAGCCCAACTCCAACGCGGGCGAGCTACTTCAAACGTATCAAAAGTTCTCCGATCTTGCGGACGAACTGTCAGCTATCCCCAAGTATCTGTCGGGGGGTGCGTCGGGCGGCGCTGGCAGGACGGCCAGCGGATTAGCGATGCTGATGGGCAACGCTTCGAAAATACTGCAAACGGTTGCCGCCAACGTCGACCGTGACGTGTTTCAGGGGTTGTTGTCGAATTTGTTCGACATGATCATGCTGACGGATCAAAGCGGCATGCTGACGGGCGAAGAATCAATTCGCGTCAAGGGCGTTAGTGTAGCCATTCAGCGTGAAACTGAACGCTCGCGCCAGATCGAGTTCCTGCAGGCTACCGCCAACCCCATCGACATGGGCATCATGGGTCCGGAAGGACGTGCGGTCGTGTTGCGCAAGGTGTCTGAAAGCATCGGCATTCCCGGCGAGAACGTCGTGCCGTCGGAAGACGACCTCAAGAAGAAGCAGCAGGAGATGCAGGCGCAGGCGATGCAGCAGCAGGCGGCGCAGGCACAGGGCGCGCAACAGGGGTCGCCGATGAACGGCGATATGGGTCCACGTACCAACAGCATCCAAGGTGGTGCAGGATAGGAGAATGATATGGCTAAGAGCAAACTGATGAAGTCAAGCACACCCGCGTTCCACAAAGGCGGCAACACCAAGATGTTCGGCAAGCAGGCGGCGGGCTTGACCAAGTCGCTGTCGGAAGGCGGCACCGGCAAGACCGACAAGTCCCCCGGTGGCAAGTTTATGAAGGGTGGGTCGACGCATATGTTCGGCAAGCAGAGCGCCAACCCGCGCCGTCCCGGCGTGACCGGCAAGTAACCCGCCTGCGCGCGAAGGCGCGCTTCGGCGCGACAAGGGAGTATTCCGATGGCAGCGGTTACCGCCTATTCTAAAATTGGCAATAACGACTTCGAAAAAGCCGTCCCACTCGGTCAGACCGGAGCGGGCGTCACTCCTATCAATCTGCGGCTGGATGACGGCGATGTCGCCGCGAGGCTGATGCAGCTTCAGGTGTCGGCAAGCGTCCAGCTTTCGGAGCGGTTCCTGCGGCTGGACCGTCAGGACTGGGAACGGGCGCTGATACGGGTTCAGCAGCAGCTAAACTTGCGGACGGTTACGATCAGCATTGCGAGTCCTGCCGTTGTTACGTTGGCCACCCACGGCTGGGTGGCGAACCAGCCGTTCCGGTTCTTTACGACTATTGCCCTGCCGACGGGCGTCGTTATGGGCACGACCTATTACGTCAGTGCGGTGGGTGGTCCTCCCGCAGGTACGTTCCAGTTCTCTACCGTACCCGGTGGTGCGTCGGTCATTACGACTGGCACGCAGTCCGGCACACACAGCGTGTATCCGGTATGAGGAAGATCGTTAAACATATTGGCAAAGGGAGTCAGCAGGAGCTGCTTCCCAACCGCCATGCCGTCAATCGTCTCACGGGGGGTGAGACGTGGGAACGGTCGATCAACAACTACGCCAAAGTAACGCCAAGCGGCGAGAACGCCCTTGAGGCACCCAGCGTGCTGGAGATGGCTCAGGTGAAGTATTGAGCGATAAAGAGTTAGTCATGGCTGCAGCCCAGTTGGCGCGTGCCGCGCCTGATCTGTGGCAACGGTTCGTGAAAGCCTACGGCGACTACACCGACGGCAGGATCGTCGAGTGCGTCTCCGCCCAGATCGACATGCTGCCGACCGCCCAAGGTCGCGCGCAGGCGCTGGTGTCGCTTGGACGCCTGCTGGATGACTGTACCAAGACCGCTGAGACCATCGACAAGAGAGCCTCGTCTAGCGCCCACCGGCCCTAGCCCACGCTCTACAGGAGGACCCCATGGCCCCGAAGACGCAAGTCAAAGACGACCCCAACACCTTCATTCCCCCGGCCGTACGGAAAATGGCGGCGCAAGCCGATGCCGCGTTCCGTGCCCAAAGCGGGCAGCCGCCGCAAGAATCCCCCGGTGCTGCACCATCCGAAGCCCCGCCTGAAACCCTGCCGCCAGCCGATCCCCCCGGTGCTGCGCCGTCGTTCGCGCCGCCCCCGGAAGTTACCCCACAGGTAACGCCGCCTGAACAGGTCTCCGAGGAGAGCTGGGAGCGTCGATACAAATCAATGGAAGGACGATACAAACGCGCCGAAGGCGATATCCATTCCATGAGCAGCCAGCTTGCGTCGATGCAGAGCCTGCTGGCGTCAATGCAGAAACCATCAAGCGAAACACCGGCAGAACTACGTCCACAGAGCTTACTCACACCGGAAGAAGTCTCTGAATACGGCAGTGAGTTTCTCAGCGTGGTCGCCAAGAAGGCTAAGGAAGAACTCACACCCGAAGTCGCCGCGTTGCGGCAGAAGCTGATCAATCTGGAGAAGCAGCTCTCGACCACTGCCGAACAGAACAACGCCAAGGCGCGGTTCGAGCTGGAGTCAGCGCTCGATCAGCGCATTCCACACTGGCGCGATATCAACGTGTTACCGGACTTCCATGCGTGGTTGGCGTTGCCGGATATGTATTCCGGTGCTATTAGACATGAGTTGTTGAGGACGGCATACGCGCAGAACAACACTCCCCGTGTGCTCGCCTTCTTCAAAGGCTTCCTTGATCAAGAGGCTGCCTTCGTCCCGCAGGGTCAACAGTCACAGCCTGTCGAAAACGGCAAGCTCTCGCTGGAAGACTTAGCTGCACCGGGCAGAGCCAAGACTTCAGCGGCGACCCTCGCCCCTGCTGAGAAGCCGATTATCACCCGCGCCCAGATCTCGCAGTTCTATGCCGACTCGGCTTCGGGCAAATACCGGGGACGTGAGGCAGAGAAGGGCCGTCTCGAAGCCATGATCTTCGATGCGGAACGAGAGGGGCGTATCCGATAACCCTTCTCACAGGAGCCATTGGCTATGGCATATCCTCTCGCACCAACCGGAAGTACCCTTGGTACTTCCGCTTATCCGTTCACCGTTGCAGCTAACACCCTTCAGGCGACCGGTTTCATTCCTGAAATCTGGTCTGGCAAACTCGTTGAAAAGTTCTATGCGAGCACCGTGCTTGCGGCTATTTCCAACACCGATTACGAAGGCGAGATCAAGAACCAAGGCGACAAGGTTCGTATTCGTACCAAGCCGACGATTACCATTGCCGACTACGCCGCCGACCAATCGTTGCTGCTGCAGCGCCCGTCCGGTTCTGTCATCGATCTGCTGATCGACAAGGGCAAATATTTTAATACGATTCTCGACGACGTCATGGATGTTCAGAGCGATCTGAATCTCCTGAGCATGTGGTCCGACGATGCCGCTGAACAGATGAAGATCACCATCGATACGGCGGTACTTCTTGGATTGAAGGATCAGGCGGCGGCCAAGAACCGGGGTGCCACGGCGGGTATCATCACCAACGTCATCAACCTCGGTGCCACCACCACGCCGTTGGCAGCGGTCGCGAGAAGCCCGACGACTGGCAAGACTGAAATCGTTGATATTATTTTGCGTCTCGGTCAGGCGCTGGACGAATACAACGTTCCCGAGACGGGGCGTTGGGTCGTACTGCCGACGTGGGCGGCGACGCTGATCAAGATGAGCGAGCTGCGTGAAGCCTATTTGTCGGGCGATGCCACCTCGATCCTGCGCAATGGCCGGATCGGCATGGTTGACCGTTTCACGCTTTATACGTCAAACCTGATCCCGAGCGGTACCGCTGCCGGTATCGTCGCGGGTGAGTATCTGGTGTACGCGGGCCACGCCCACGGGCTGACGTTCGCATCGCAGATGACCAAGATGGAGACGCTCCGCTCCGAACAGACTTTCGGAACGGTCATGAGAGGACTGCAGGTCTACGGCTACAAGGTCGTCGATCCTACAGCTATCGCTCAGGCTGTTATCAGCGTCGGTTAAGTGCCCACAGTGACGCAGGCAGTCGGGGCGGTACCTCGACTGCCTGTTCACCCCTTAAGGAGGCACCGATGGCGCTTGATACTGTCACGCAGTATGTCGGCGAGGCGCGTGTCCTGTTGCAGGATCTCGTGCCGACATATCGCTATGCCGATGCCGAACTGATATCGGCGCTTAATCTGGCAATCATGACCGCGCGTCGTAACCGGCCGGATCTGTTTCTGGAAGTGGTTACCATCCCGCAATTCGTTACATCAGACATTACCAACGGGACGCCGTTCGCGATGGACTCGCAGTACCGGGTTGCATTCCTGTTTTTCATGGTGGGTTTCGCGCAACTGCGTGACGAGGAAGATACGCAGGATCAGCGTGCTATCGCCTTCATCACCAAGTTCACCCAGCAACTGATGACATTGACATGAGCTATGCAACCGAACGCCTGATCAAGAATGCTCGTACCTCGCTGCCGGGGTCGCTCGACAATGTGATCCTGCTGGAGCTGTACAACGTGCTGGACCAGTTCTTCAAGGACTCCAGCATCTGGACCGAGGAGATCCCGTTTTCGGTGAATGCGGCGGACCCCGCAGGGACGGTCTACTACATCGAGCCGGAAAGCGTCTCGACCATCGTACGACTGTTCAGCGTGCTCGACGAGAGTGACTTCCGGCAGCGGGCGTCGATGCAGTTACCCGGTGAAGTAACTCTGGACACGCCGCCCAGTCAGGCGGGCACGTTCATGGCGAATGTCGCGTTGAGCATTGTCGATCCGACGCAGCGCGACGGCTACCCCGAGTTTCCGGAATGGATACTGACCAAGTACGGTATGGGCATTCTCGACGGCGTGCTGGGGCGGATGATGGCGCAGCCCGCCAAGCCTTACACCAATACGCAACTGGCGGCGGCGCATCTGATGGCGTTTCGCAGGACGATATCGATTGCAGGCACCGAGAGCCTTCATCGTAATGTCCACAATGCGCAGGCGTGGATGTTCCCGCAGCAGTTCTCAACACGTTCACGACGGAGATAAACAATGGCGAATGCGATTTACCCACTCTGGAAAGACGCTCTGCTCAATGCTTCGACTGAAAGTGCGCTGACCGGCACAGGCAGTACCGGGCTGTGGGCGGTGCTGGTTGACACTGGCACTTACACTTATAACGCGGCACACCAGTTCTACTCTTCGCTGACGGGCGTTGCCGGGTCCGATATCGAGATCACGTCGGTTACCAAGTCCAATGGCACGGTTGATGGTGCCGACGTCACGATGCTGGCTGTCAGCAACGGCAGCGTGAACTGCGAAGCCATCGTGCTGTATCGCAAAAACGCAGGTGCGAACACGACGTGGCGGCTGGTGGCGTTTCTCGACACTGGCATTACCGGTTTGCCGATCACGCCAAACGGCTCCAACATTACCATTACGTGGCACGCCACTGGTATCTTCACGATATAGGTGACGTATGAAGACCGCAGATCGCGTTCAGGACACGTCGAGCACGACGGGCACCGGCAACTTCACGCTGAGTGGAACGCCGCCGACGCAGTATCAGGCGTTTGGGTCGCGGTTCGATGTGGGTAATAGCTTTCACTACGCGATCATTCAGGGTGGTGGAAGTGGATTGTGGGAAGTAGGGATTGCCACGTTACTCACCGCGACGACGTTTTCGCGTGACGTTGTGCTCGACGGGTCGAGCGGGCCGGGTACTAACGTGACGTTTTCGGGCGCGACGACGGTGTTCAATGATTTGCCAGCGGCGTTCGTGAATAACACTTATGGGACGCTGATTGGGTACTCCAACAACTGGATGCTGATATGACCGCACCAAATACACAACCAATCTTCACGGTAGTACCGGAAATTCAGTTCGTCACGGGAAGCTTCACGGGAACGATATGGGCGGCGAGCGACATCACGGGGGCCACTATCGGGACCAGTGTTCATCTCGTCTTCACGGCGGGCGCGCAAGGATCTTATGTCCAGCGGTTGCGCTTCAGGATGATACCGCAGACGTCGGCGGTGTCGACGACGGCGACCAAGGTGCGGGTGTGGCTGAATAATGGAAGCACGATTGCGACGGCGGCTAACAGTGTGATGTATGACGAGATTGGGTTACCGCTGACAACGGAGGCTTTGGCAGCTCAGACGATTGGTTACGACTTGCCGATGAACTTTGCGTTGCCTGCCGGGTGGAAGATTTACCTGACGGTGGCGACGGCGTCGGCGAATGGCTGGGCGGCGTCGTGTATTGCTGGCGATTATTGAGTGAGAGTGACGAATGACCCTTGGTCTCAGCCATCTCTTTGACCCGGATCAGACGCTAACCTTTATGGGCAGTATGGTTACTGTGACTGGTCTGTACCAACCCGTCCAGATACCGAAGAGTTGTAGTGCGGTCTATGTGCATTTACTTGCGGGAGGCGGTGCGGGCGGTGCGGGGTTTTCGCGTGCGGCGAATAATCCCGGAGGTGGCGGCGCAGGTGGCGGTGCGGGTGGACAGATCATTCAGATTATTCCGCGCATTTTGTTGCCTGATACTCTTTATCTGAGTATCGGCAAGGGTGGTCCCAGTTCCGTTAATACTGCCTTGCATGTGTTTCCGAATACTGACGGTCGTTATCAAATAGGTTCTTGTGTTGCGGGTGGTACGGGTGGTGCCGGATCAGCGAGCGGCGGCGGGACTGGTGTCGTTGTAACCGGGACTGCGTCATTTGGTAGTTCACGCGGGATGATTGAGTCAACCAACGCCGTGACTATGAGCGCTTCGAATGTTGGTGGGGCACATACTGGGGCTAACGGGACAAATCAATCGACCCGCGTTGTTCGTACTACGCTTGGTGCGAGCGGTGCGGGTTGTAACAGTTCGACGAATTTCAGTGGCGGCAGCGTCACAGGGAATAGTCCGTATGTACCCGACGTTATTGGCGGCGTTAGCGCTGGTGAGGCGGGTGGCAATGGTTCGTTCACTATGCAGCCATTCATGACTACAGGTGGCGCGGGCGGTGCGTCGAACAACTCTGGTGTTGGTGGACGCGGAGGCGATGGTGGGTTTGGTTCAGGTGGCGGAGGTGGTGGCGCTGGCACGACGGGTGGTGCAGGCGGTGCCGGTGGTTCGTCGTTCGCTATGTTTGTGTGGTTGTGAAAAATGTTTGGTGATCTTGCAACGAGCGTCAGTGAGCCGGTGGTCCTGCGAAGCCCTATAAGCGCGTGGATACCGATTGTGGTGCCGCGTAGACGTCTCGCCATGATTAGTTGTGCTGGTCCCGGAGGTGGAGGTGGTGGCGGACAAAGTGGCGCGAGTGGAACGGCGCGGGGTGGTGGAGGAGGTGGACAGAGCGGCACGATATATACGCTGACGGTAGTGTGCGCTGTGTTGCCGTGCACGCTTTATTGCTATGTCGGTGGCGGCGGTGCGGGTGGCGTTGCGGGGGCGAGCGGAAGCGCTGGCGAAGATACGATGGTAGCGTTTCAGCCGTCTACTGATGTGGTTGATTTACTTGTGATGGCACATAGCGGTAACGGTGGAAGTCCGGGCGCGGGTGGAACGGGTGGCGCTGGAGGGATCGGCGCGAATATTACGCCATTGACGCAGTGTCCCGGCATGAATCTTGGATTTTGGTCGGCTATAACTAGTGGATCTGGAAATACAGGTCTTGCGGGCGGCACTGCTACTAATGGCGCTGGCGCAACGGCATTCAATAATCGCACGCATGGCGGCGGTGGACCGGGCGGCGCTGGAATGAATACGAGTAATACTTCTTTTCAAAGTGGCGGGAATAATCCGGGTACCGTTACTTCTACGGGGTACCAGTCTGCAAACCTTGCAGGCGGCACTAACCAACCGGGGAGTAATGCCCATCGAAGTGTGATTTCTGGGTGTGGGACAGGAGTGCTCAGCACGAACGGCGTGACGCCTGACGCGATTGATAGTATCGGGTTTTGTTGCGGAGGGACCGGAGGGGGGTCGGGTACGACGGGCGGCAAGGGTGGTCGCGGTGGTCCCGGCCTCATAACGATAGTGTGGTACTGATGTTTGATTATATCCCAAAGTTCGAAGGACTTGGACCTCCAACGGAGTATTGGGGATTAACGGGTGCGACGGTCGCCACTACGACTACGCCGTATTATTATGTGGTGCCGAAGAAAACATTTCTTCTGGTTCAACTGATATGCGGCGGTGGAGGCGGCGGTGCGGGATTCTCAAGCGGATCATCTGGCGCTGCGGCTGGAGGGGGCGGTGCAGGCGGAGGAAGTGGTTACACTGTGGCGTTAATTCCGACGTGGTTTCTACCGCCTATTATCGTAGTGAAGGTGGGGGCGGGTGGTCTTGGAGGAATTGCGGGCGGCGCGATTGCAGTGGGTGGGTCTAATACCAACATGACGGTGCCTTCGCCCGGTGCTGCTACTCCTGTTCAGATCATTACGTTCAATGGTGGTGGTGGTTTTGGTGCGGTGGGGACTTCTGGTGCTACTGGCTCTAATGGAGCGACGGGTTCGTACAATCCTGTGGGGTTCGCTAATTGGTGTTGTGTGTCGGGAATGAATTCAGCCAACATTGGGTCGGTGGTAAATAGTACGGCAACTGGTCAAACGAATGGCGGGACGACGGGCGGCAGCACCACTGGCGGGGTGGATAATTCAACGCCGCCGGGAAGTTGGATTTCGTTTATGATATTTCCCGGTAGCGCTGGCGGCACGGCGGGCGGCGGGAACGGCAATTCCGGTTTCACGGTGCGCAAGCCGATATTGATGCATTACGGTGGCACGGGGGGCGGGTCGAACTTCGCCGGAACGGGTGGACGTGGCGGCGATGGCATGTCGCCCGGTGCGGGTGGAGGAGGCGGTGGTGGAGGGGTCACTGGTGGAAATGGTGGGAATGGTGGTCCGGGTTATGTAGCGATTTGGGCGATTTGATATGCCCCTTGGGTTCAACCCACTTTCGGTAGTTCCGCTTTCAACGCTTCCTACTACGACGGCTGGTGCTGATCAATATCTGTTCCCGTCGCTCTACACTGACGCGGATACGTTTTACGGGCATGTTGTAGCTAGCGGCGCGGTAACGCTGACGCAAAACACGCGCTACGACAATCTGCCGGATACGTTCTACGGGCATGTTGTAGCGGGTAGTGGCGCAGTTACGCTGACGCAGAACACGCGCTACGACGATCTGCCGGATACGTTCTACGGGCACGTCGTAGTTGGCAGTGGCGCAGCAGCGCTGACGCAAAACACGCGCTACGACAATTTACCCGACACGTTCTACGGGCACGTCGTAGTTGGCAGCGGCGCGGCGGCGCTGACGCAGAACACGCGCTACGACAATTTACCAGACACGTTCTACGGGCATGTTGTTACTGCTACGGGCGCGGCGACGCTGACGCCCGCGCGCTTTGATGATCTGCCAGATACGTTTTACGGGCATACGGTTGCGATTGTCGTTGCGGGCGGGCTGACGCAAACTGCGCGTTACGACAATTTGCCGGATACGTTCTACGGGCATACGGTTGCTGGCAGCGGTTCGGTTACGCTGACGCAGACTGTGCGCTTTGACGATCTGCCGGATATTTTCTATGGGCATGTTGTAACTGGTAGTGGCTCTGCTGCGTTGACGCAGGCTGCGCGTTACGACAATTTGCCCGATACATTCTACGCACACGTCGTAGCTGGCAGCGGTGCAGTCACACTGACGCAGACCGCGCGTTACGACAATCTGCCGGATACGTTCTACGGGCACACGGTTGGACTTGCTGGTCCGGCGACCATAACGCCACAGCGTTACGTCGACCCGGATATCTTCTACGCGCATACGGTTGCGATATTTTACGACGACACGGAAGTCATCTGCGCCCGCTATGAAGATCGCCGCATGAGTGCGCTGGCGGACTATCGATGGATGATAGTCCCGGCAGAAGACACGACGATGGGCGTGCCGGGTGAAGATCATGCAATGGACAGCTATCCGCGAAGGAGGGCCTGCTGATGAATTTGGGAAAATACTTCAAGTCACCCGACGAGCGAAAACGCTACTCGATTGACTACACTGACTGGCTCGACACCGGGGAGCAACTTTCCAATGTTACTTTCGAAGTAACTCCCATCGATGCCAGCCCTATCGTCATCAACGGAATCGCTATCGAAACTGGCAATAAAAGCGTTGTGTTCTATGCGTCGGCTGGACTCGATGGAAAATCCTACAAGGCTATCGCGACCATGACAACGAGTGGCGGACAGATTAAAGAAGATACAGTCCAGTACACGGTGAAGGCTCCGTAATGGCGCTCACGATCAAACATACGTTTGTGTCGGCCAAGGGCGACGGCTCCGACGCGACGCTGGTGCGGCCATCGAACTGGAACGCCAATCACGATATCGAGCTGGCGAGCAACAGGATTGTCGGTCGTCTGACGGCTGGCCCCGGCGACGCCGAAGAACTCCCCGTTACGTCGTACATGATTGGACTACTTAACGCGGCGGACTACGCCGCGCTTGCGGCGTTGCTGGGCTTGCCAACGACGGGTGACGCCAAGCTAACGTTCAAAAGTACAGCCGACACCGGCTGGGTGATGGCAAACGACGGCACGATTGGCGATGCGTCGTCGGGAGCTACGCTTGCTCACGCTACTTCGACAACGGCGTTGTTTACGTTTTTCTATAATGGTTTCTCTGATGCGATTTGCCCGGTGCAATTAAGTACGGGCGGCGCAACGACGCGCGTATCGCAGGGTACGGCGACGGCGGCGTTCAACAATCATTGTCGCATGGTGTTGCCTAAGACATTGGGTCGTGCGCTGATTATCGCTGGTGCGGGTGCGGGATTGACCAGTCGCACGCTGGGTATAACGGGCGGTGCGGAAACGCATCAACTAACGCTCGCTGAACTCGCTGCTCACGGTCATGGTTTTAGCGGTACGATATCTGGAACAGGAACGGGCGGAGCCAGTTCTGGTTCGGGGACGATGAGTGGTGCTACCGGTCCCAGTGCTACAACCGGAAGCACATACACTGACCATATTCACGACATAACGGTAGCTGGCGGTATTGCAGGTACGGGGTCGTGGTTGCACGCTCATGGTGTAACAGGTGGTGTTTATGGTGGTACCGGGGTCGTTGCCGTACAAGGTGGCGGTACGTATTTTGCTCCTAACAACGCAGGCGCAGCTTCGGGCGTCATCGCCATTTCCAATGCTGACCTTAACCACACGCATGGTCATAGCATATCCGCCACTATGGGTGGTGCTACTGCTGGTTATCCCCAAGCCGCCAACCACACCCATCCTCTCGCCAGTATTGCTGTGAGCGGCACTTGCACCATTAACAGTGTGACTGTTTCTCTGAGTGGTACTTGTGCTGGCACTACCAATGACAATACGGGTGGTGGTAACGCGCATAATAATATGCAGCCGTGGACTGCTTGGAACATCATGATCAGACTCTAATGGTTGAAGAAGTAAAATCATGGTTCAAAGAAAACTCGACGCTGATCTACTTTTTGATCGCGCAGGTGATTGCGATTGGGGCGTTCGCAGCTAGCGGTCTCGCCTACATGGTCAAGCTCGAAACCCGCGTCACGATCATGGAGGAACGCGGCGCGGCCTACACGGTGTCGCGCATGGACGAGATGAAACTGAAGATTGCCGTGCTCGAAAACCAGATCGAGAAAAACGAAGATACTATTGCGCGTGTTCGTGAACTTCTGTTGCGCGACTTCGGTAAGACCATTCCACCGAAGTAAACCTATCGGGTGACACATGACATACAGCAGCATCGTCGTATCATCAGGACACGGCAAGTATGTGCGCGGTGCGTCAGGGATCATCGACGAGGTCGATGAAGCCCGCAAAGTGGTCGAGAAGCTGGCGGGCGAACTGGAGACGCGCGGTGTTGCCGTTAAGACGTTCCACGACGACAAGTCGAAAAGTCAGAACGAGAACCTCAACGCCATCGTGAACTTTCACAACAAGCAGCAACGCGAGTTGGACGTTTCGGTCCACTTCAACGCTTACGAACAGAAGTCGGGACCGATGGGTTGCGAAGTGCTGTATGTGTCGCAGCAGACGCTGGCGTCGAAAGTGTCCAGTGCGATTGCGTCCGTTGGGTTTATAAATCGGGGCGCTAAAAAACGGACGGACTTGTTCTTCCTGAATAAGACCGCCAAGCCTGCGATACTCTTGGAAATCTGCTTCGTCGACAGTCAGGCGGACTGCGATATCTACGACGAGATGTTTGACGAGATCTGCGACAACATCGCCAGCGTGCTGGGCGGCGAGGACGAAGACGAAGTGTCCCCCGGTCCGCCAACCACGGAAGTATTGTTCCACACTGTTGGTCGTTGCAGCTATTTCGGTGGGCCGGATGACATGGGCGTTTCCGACGACGAGGGGCTGGCGTTCATCCAGAAGGTCGAGGATGCTCCACATCTGTTCCTGCCGGAAGACACCCCCGGCACCGAAGGCAAGGGGTTGGCTCGGAAATTGAACCCCTTTATCCACTACGTTGCCTGCCGCTGGGATTACAACGTCACGCCTAAACCATCCATGTTGAAGGACGTGGCACTGGTGCGTAACACCGAAACCGGGCTGGCGCTGAAGGCGTTTCCCGCCGACTGGGGTCCGCACCAGAACACGGGCCGGGTTGCCGATCTCTCTCCCTGTCTACTCAATGACCTTGGACTCGCCACCGACGACGAGGTTGAGGTCATCTTTCCCTACCGGGAGGACTGATCATGCTGACTTCAATCATCACGTTCCTGATCTATATCTGTCTGCTGGCGATTGTGATTTATCTCGTCATCTGGGTTCTGCGTGACATCGTTGGACTGCCCATCCCCGAAAAAGTAATCCAGATCCTGTGGGTCATTGTCGCCTTGATTGCCATCCTGTGGCTGGTACAGATGGTTCTGGGTGGTGGATCGTTTAAGCTGTCTAGTCCGTTTCGATCAGAAGCCTTCGGAAGTGGAGTCTTTGCCGCCCTATCCACCGCCGCCACCATCTATCTGTAAAGGGTGCTAATCAAGGGAGATGAAATGGCCAAGGATAAGAAGGACAGGGACGACGCCCCGGAAGCTATTCCGGAAGTTACCCCGGAAGTAACTCCTGTAGCTGAAACCAAGCCTGACGCTGCCGAGGCAGCCCCGGCTGACGAAGCCCCGCTCAGTCAAAAGACGCTGGACGAGCAGGCTGCCGGTCGTGAATCGCTGAAGCGTATGCAGCCGCCAGAAGACGCAAAAGAACCAAAAGCGAAAGAAGAGAAGGAATAACGTGGATGGCCGTAGTCAAGATCATGGCATTCGGCGGGATGATTCCGGCGACGGACGACCGGCTTTTGTCAGATACGGCTGCGGCCCTCTCGCGTAATTGCTACCTCTATACCGGGCAATTGGTGGGGATGGTCGCGCCTAAGTTTATCCGCAACATGACCAACTTGGACTACGGCAAGGCTTTCCGAATCCCTAAGAACTACTACGACGCTGAACACATCGAAGACGCTTACTGGATGGAGTTCACGAGTATCGACACCGACGTTATTCGTTCGCCGATGGTCGGCGATCAGTTTGACAGGTATTACTGGGTCAGCCCGCTGGAGCCGCCACGGGTTAACTCACTGGCGCGGATCATTGCAGGGCAACCGTCCTATACGCTGGGAGTGCCGCAGCCGACAGTGCCCCCTGTTATCTCGTCGATTGTCGGGGGTGTCGGCGTGAACGAAACACGGTCGTATGTCACGACGTGGATGACGGCATTCAAGGAAGAAGGCCCACCAAGCTTGCCGGTATCGAGCCTTGGCAAGAACGATGCGACGTGGAACCTGACGCTGGTGCCGCCAGCCGGGTCTGAGATTACCGAGCACAATCTGGATAAGGTCAGGATTTATCGTACCCAGACGTCGGCGGACGCGGCTGATTTTTTCTTTGTCACGGAGCTGCCGATTGCCACGACGACCTTCGCCGATAACATTCCCAACAGTACCGTGGCGTCGAACGAGATCATGGCTTCGACTACTTGGACCGCACCGCCCGAAGATCTTCTGGGGTGGGTGACAATGCCGAACGGCATGATTGCCGGGTGGAAGGGCAGCGAGCTGTGGTTCTGCGAACCTTACCGGCCGCATGCGTGGCCTGCAGCGTATTCTAACGTGGTCGAGTATCCGATCATCGGGTTGGGGGTTATCAACCAGACACTTGTTGTGTGTACGGCGGGTTATCCCATCGTGGCGACCGGCATTCATCCTGACTCGATTTCGATGAGTAAACTGGCGTCGTTTGAACCCTGCATGTCGCGCGGGAGTATCCTCTCGATCCCCGAGGGGGTGTTCTACGCTTCGCCGAATGGACTGGTGCTGGTGGCCAATGGCGTCGCCAATCTGGTGACCGAGGGCATGATCCAGAAAGACGAATGGAATAACTACAACAAGGTGGCGACCTTGCGTGCCACCCGCATGGGCAGCGCGTATTATGCCTTCGGCAGTGAGCGCACCGGCTTCATGCAGACGGATGCGTTTTTGACGTCTGCGACCCAGCAGGATGACTTCGCTGGTTCTTATAAGGGCATTCTTCTGGATAACGCCAACCAGCGCATTGCGTTCAACACCCTCACCAGTGAGACCATCACCACCAATATCTTCAACGATGGCTGGTCTGGCGAGACCATGATCCTTCGTGACGACAAGCTTTATCGTCTGGATCTCGCGGATCTGACGTACTCGCGGGATACGGCCCTATGGCGGTCGAAGATCTTTCAATCGCCTGATAGGAAGAACTTCGCCGCCGTACGGGTGTACTTTGAAGTCCCGACATGGGCACCGTTCCAGAGCCAGCCGCGTAACACGAACGAAGGTCAGACGTTCGACAGGACGACCCAGTACGGACTGCTGCGGGTGTATGCCGATGATAGGCTTGTGATGACGCGCGAGTTGCGAACGTCGGGGGAGCTGATGCGGTTGCCCAGCGGGTTCAAGGCGGACTACTGGCAGATCGAACTGGAGACTATCGTCAAGATCAACTCGGTGCAGTTCGCGACCAGCGTCAAAGAACTGCTGAAGGCTTAAGATGGCCCCGAAGTACCCATCAATTCCGGAGCCAACGATCAAACCGGAAAGCCTGCGCGATGCTGTATTAACGCTTAAGCAGGCGTTCGAAGTGCTGACGGGACAACGCGGTAACGCTAATTACGCGGCACTGCTGCCGGAAGACGTGGTGAGCCTTACAAATAGCGTTGCTGATAATACGGCTGATATTGCTGCTGTAGATGCCGCTAAAGTCGCTAAAGCTGGCGACACTATGACGGGGCATTTGACGTTGCCGACTACCCCGGCAGCGGCGAATGCTGTGCGTAAGGATTACGTAGATACGGCTGATGCGCTTAAAGTCGCCAAGGCGGGCGACAGCATGTCGGGCAGTTTGCTGCCCAGTGTCAACGGCACGCTTAATCTCGGCTCGGCGACGTTTCGCTGGGCGACGGTCTACACTTCCGACTTGAGTTTAAATAACGGGATTGGCGACTGGACCATTGTCGAGGGCGAGGATGACCTCTTTCTCTATAACAACAAGAAGAACCGGGTCTACAAGTTCGCCTTGATTGAAGCGGAACGCGGTCTTGTGCCGCCAAAGAAGTAGCCATGGGCATTGATATCGGTGGCGCAACCATAGCAACATCCGGTTCGGGCATCGCGCTTAACTCAGCGCTGGTGTTTAACGCTTCCGGGCATGGCGCTTTCTTAAGCCCTCAAGGCTATATGGGGTCCAAGACGGGTGCTACTCTCTATTATTCGGCTGTTACAGGTTGGGAAATTAATACTGCACTATGGCAATCTAACCTTAACACCACGAATGGTGTGTTCACCTGTCCGGTCGCTGGCTATTACGCGATGGGTTACAATGCGATCCACAGGGGCGGGTCGAATTCACCTGCTGGTCTCAACACTTATGGTTACGCCGGTTTCGCCAAGAACGGCGCATTGAGTTATTTCATTCATTGGAATCTTAACCACGTCACCAATGCGTGGGGGACAGGCGGTACTTCGGCACTATTTCAGTGTGCGGCGGGAGACACGCTAGCGCTCTTTGTCAACCGCTCGCCATCACCGGCTGGTCCTGATGTGATCTCGCAGAATTACGGAGTGTATCCGGACACGCTTAATGTTGTCTGGTGTAAGAGGGTTGGCTGATGGGTTTTGATATCAACGGTATCACTTTGTCATCCGCCGCTGGTACTACACTGGCCATGAACTCGGGCGCAACCAACTGGATGGCGGTGAATGCCAATGGCATTCTGAGTCGGCCGCAGACGCCTTATATGTGGGGAACAACCTCCGGTCAGGCGGCGATCTATAATGCAGGGGGTGGCAATCTGCTTGTGATCGCCAATGAGAATATTGGTTCGTGCTGGAATAATTCTACCGGGGTGTGGACTTGTCCGGTCGCTGGCTACTACATGGTGGCGATGGGTAATATCGCCACGGGGGCACTGCAGACCAATTCCTATGGCTATATCGGTGTCTTTAAAAACGGTGTTCTATACGGTCACAACCATTGGAATTTTGGCGGTAACTGGCACTATCTCAGTCTCAGCAGTATTGTTGCAGCAGCGGCTGGCGATACCATTGTATGGCAATTGTTCAGTTATGTTAACGCAGGAATTCATGGGGCTGGTGGACACGGTTCCTTCAGCATAGCGTTGATGGCGTGACATGCCGATAAACATCAATGGGTATAATCTCTCTAACGCTTCCGGTCTGACCTTTGGAGCGTCATCGACCAAGATTGATTCGTCCGGAATTACAGATCCGTTTCTGCCTGCGGTTTTCGGGTCGAGAACCGATGTTGCTGCTGGTGTTATTCGGACCTATCCGTGGGTGATGGACTCTACCACTACCAACGTCAACAGTTGCTGGAACGGTTCTGTTTTCACCTGTCCGGTGACGGGCGTTTACTACATGTCGTGGTCCAGCATTGTCGGTTCAGGTGCCGGTACCTATGGTCTTCACGGTTTTATTGGTCTGATTAAGAATGGCGGTTTGCTTTACTATTCATACCGCGACACCAACAACATTTGGGAATTGCAGCATCTGGAAGTTACGATCAAGTGTGCGGCGGGTGACACGATAACATGGGCTATCAATATTGCGCCTGCCCCCGATTCCACGACGGGTGCCGGGGCGTATGGAGCAAACCACAACGCATCCACTATCTGGCTGGTTGGGTAACTTCGGAGGTAACAATGCCCACGTACACAATCACACTGGACGATTGCGAGCAGAAGGGGATGGAGTACGTTGCGGTCGATATAGACTTCTGGATTCAGAACGCGGTGCATGAACGGGCGCGTCTTGCTGTTGATGAACTGGTGAACGACACCATTAAGGATAGTCTGTCTAAAGGGGGATCGGTCAGCGGCACGCGAGAAGAGATTGCGATGGGCAGTACACTGCCGAGTGCCGCCGAACGTAACGAAGTAAATATGCAGAAGATGCTGGCCGGTGCGCCCGGTGTATGATTACGGCTGACCATAACGAACACGCACGCACCATCGCCAAAGAAGTAGGCGTGTTCTTCAATCCCGAATGCGACCACGCCATCATCAGGATCGAAGGCGACGAGTTACTCGGCGGGGTAATTTATCAGGGCTACACGGGTGCCAGCATCCGTGCCCACATAGCTGGTTTCAAGCCGCGTTGGATCGATAAGGACCTGCTTTGGATGATCTTTGATTATCCATTCGGGCAATTAGGCGTGCGCAAGATCATCGGGCACGTCCACTCCACAAACTTGAAAGCGTTGGATTTCAACAGGAAATTGGGATTTAAAGAAGAGGCGCGAATTGAGGGTGTCTTTCGCGATGCCGACCTCGTCATCATGTCGATGCGCCGCGAAGATTGCCGCTGGCTAGAACGAGGAAAACGCCGTGGGATTTTTCGAAAAAGAGGAAGTACCGCCCGCACCCGACATGAGCGGTGTGATCAATGCGGGCAAAGAAGTCACGACAATGGCCAAGGACATGGCCCAAGAGACCTTCGACTGGGCCACGAAGGCGGTTGCGGATAACAAAGCGGACATTGGCAAGTTCGTCGACCAGATGACCGCTGACAGCGATGCTGCGCGCGGCATGGTTCAGCAGTTTCAGGATATTTCCAACAAGCAGCTAGGATTGGCGGAAGGCGCGGGAGAAATCAAAGAAGCGGCGATGCAGCAGGCGACCAAGCAGGGCGCGGTGCAGGATACGCAGCTTGGCATTCAGCAAAAGCAACTTGGTGTAGAAGATACGCAGCTTGCCAATCAACAGGCACAGCTTGGACTGCAGCAGGACTTCCGACAAGATCAGCAGGCGCTGCAGCAAAAAGCCGATCAGCTCTTCGAGCAGTACAGTCAGCAGTACGCGCCCGCCCAAGCCCGCTTCATGGCGGACGCTGAAGCCTACGGCACCCCGGATAGGATGAAGCAGGCCGGTGCCGAAGCTCAAGCGGGCGTCGGCATGCAGTTTCAGGCAGCGCGCGATGCTGCGACTCGGCAGTTGGAGTCGTTCGGCGTCAAGCCAACCGACACGCGCTTTGCTGCGCTGGATCTGGGCACGCGCATCAAGGAAGCGGCGCAGAAAGCATCCGCCGACCGGATGGCGCAATTGCAGGCCGAAGACAAGGGCTTCCAGTTGCGGCAGGCGGCGATTGCGCAGGGCAAGGACTTGCCCGCTGTAGCCAATCAAGCTTCGGGCGTAGCCAATCAAGCAGGCAGCAATGTCGTCGGCCAAGGCAACGTCGCGAATAGCGCAGGCACGGTGGCTAACCAAGCGGGCAGCGTCGCCAATCAGGCAGGCGCGAACGCCATTGGTGCAGGCAACGCCGGAACGGCGGCGCTCAACTCGGCGACGGGGGCAACGCAGGCTGGTACTGGCGCACTGACAGGTGCGACGCAGGCACAGACTGGTGCGCTCGCGGCGGATACGGCAGCAGCGAATATTACAAACGCTGCGGGCGATCTGACCAACAAGACACTACAGACGGAAGGGGCGGTGTCAGGCGCGGCAGCGCCGTACGTGGGCGCAGCTACAGGCGGCGTCAACGCGCAGACAGGTGCGTACGGGCAGGACTACAAGAACCAGATGGACAACTTCAAAGCCGAGTCCACCAACACGTCCGGTCTGGGCGCGCTGGTGGGTTCGGTTGCCGGTCCACTTTTGAAAGCAGGACTGACAGGTGGATTAAGCCTGCCGGGGGATGTGGCTGGGGCGGCGATGTCCAACGTGACCGACAATGACGGCAGTGGCAGTGGGAATTTTAAACTTAGTTTCGCTGAAGGCGGCGCGATCCCGATGAGCACTTCCCCTTCGAACGGTGCGCAGACAGACGATGTGAAAGCCATGCTTAACGCGGGCGAGTTCATCGTGCCGAAGGATGTTACCCAATGGTACGGCGAGAAGTTCTTCCAGAACCTGATTGCGAAGGCGCAGAACGAAAAGGGCAAGGCGCAGGCCAAGCCTGCCATTGGCCCGATGCCGCCCGGTCCAGCCGCCGTTGCGTCCGGTCCTAGTGCGATGGGGGGAGCAATCTGATGGGCTTCGCAGCAGAGATCAAAGAGTTCTTAGGAGCTGCCAAGGATTCTTGGAAGCTGATGAGCGACACCGAGCTGAAGGATTCGCAGAAAAAATATACCGACGTGAAAGCAGCGGCGGAACAGAAGGAGATGGATGACCCGCTGAACCAGCAGCTCAAGGAAGCCAAGCTGGCGCATATGAAAGCGACGACGGGCAATATCGGCAAGATGTCGCCACTGCAGGCGCTGCAGTACAAGCTGATGCTGCAATCGCAGCAACCGCAGGTGAACCCGGTTGTTGGCGCGATACCGGACGATAGTCCTGCGCCTGTAGCTGCCGCCGCGCCGCCGCAACAAGAAGACCCTTCCAAGATTATCGGGCCGCAGCCACCGAAGAAGTTGAACTACAACAGAGGTGGGCTGGTTAAGAAGTTCGCTATCGGTGGCGTCGTCGATGAAGACGATCTCGCGCCGGATGAAGACGAAGGTGCGTTACCTCCGGGGGCAAGTCCGACGGCTGGCACTGGCTTTCCTGCTATAGGTGGGTACACCAACCAGCCCGGTATGCTGACGCCGACGCAGCAGCCCCAGCGTCGCGCTGCGGCTGGCGCGATCCCCACTCCCCAAGCGCGCCCGCCTAACCCGGTCGATGACGCGCTCAAATACGGCGCATCGCAGTTACAGCAGCTTCCTGCGGTAGGATCGGCGCGGCAACGCGGCGTGCGAGGTTATGCACAGGGTGCGGGGGCAGCGCCCACCGACGACATGATCCAGATTTTCAGGAAGATCGATCCCACCGGCAAGAAGTATAGCGAGGGCGAGCGCAACCTGATCGCGCTACAGGCGGTGCATAGCTTCAAGATGAACCAAGGCGATCCCGAAGGCGCGGCGCGCGCTTCGTTCCAGATGCTGCAGCATTTCAAGACGGCGCAGACACGCTATGGAGCATTGGCTGCCGCTGCCATGAAAGGCGGCAATATCGACGAGGGCATCAAGTTGGCGCTCAAGCAGTACGCCAACATCCCCGACGGCAACGATCTGAAGATGTGGCGGGACGAGGAGACTGGACGTATCGGCTGGAAGATAACGACCAAGGATGGTGACAAAAGCGGTGGCGTCGCCACCCCGGAAGAAATTGGTTCGGCGGCGGCGAAGCTGGCGACACCGGGCGGATTCGAGCAGCATCTGGTGCAGATGTCGTCGGGCGCGAAAGTTGGCGGCAAGGGTGTCGGCGGGGCGGGCAAGAAGGAAGAAGATCTGGATGAAACGCCCGGTCCGATGAAAGACCCGGCGAAACATACAGCGCTGGCGGAAGATACTGCCACGCATGTCGAAAACTGGAACACGGCGGCGAAGGCGGACCCCGCGAACAAGGGTAAAGAAGAACCTACCAAGTCTGAACTTGCCGCAACCAAGAATGCGCTGTTCCATATTCGACGCAGCAACGACGTTACCAATGACGAGGGTTTGCGGCGGTTACAGCAGTTCGCCACCGCACCCGAAACTTATGGCAAGGACGAACAACCCGCGTTCAAGACGTTCAAAGACCCCGATACCAAGATGCGTATCATCCAGTTTAATGACGGCTTCTCGATGAAAGTCCCCGAGAGCGATTACAGTAACATTAGGGCGATGCGTACCGATCATCTCAAGAATGAGGCGATCAAAGCCAAGAAAGCCTATGACGATGCCAACAAGCCGAGCGGTTTGGCGGATGCGGCTGAAGGACTCGATAAGTTTACGCAAGCGCAGGACAAGCGGGCGAAGGAGTTCGATGAAAGCGTTAGAAGCGCATACGACACATCTACACTTAAGAAAGCCGTAGGAGCTGCTGGGAATGTCGCTAGTGAAGCTAGTGACTGGCTTAGTAAGGCCGGCAAAACTATTAGCGAAAAAGGCGGTGCGGGAGCTATTGGAGCAGGGGCTAGCAGCCTTCTTGGTGGTGGAGCATCGGCAGCACCTGCACCTGTCAACCCTGACGAAGACAGGCCGCTATGAGCTATGATTATTTCAAGACCCCCGACCCCGAGGAAGCGAAAGAAGTAACTTGGGGTGATTACGGCCGGGCGGCTGGCTCTACCGTAGCCGGGATCGGCGCGGGCAGCGCGGGCCTGATGCGGCAGATGTTCGAAGCCGGGCAGCAGCCGGAAGCGGCCCAGATATTCCGGGGGCTGCAGACGGCGTCGCGTAACCTTGGCGAAGACATTGAAGGTGGAATGACCGAGGAAGGCCGCGCCCGTAACGCGGCAGGTGTGACAAGTGAAAAGTTCTGGGAGCATCCGGTCTCCAGCCTTGCCCTGAAGGCCGTCGGCATGTCGCCGTACCTCGTGGCAGCGGCGCTTCCCGGCGCGCTGGTGGGTGAAGGCATCGCCGCGATGGCCGCCACGGGTGGCGCGGCAGGCTGGCTCGCGGCCGGTGACGTCGTCGACGAGATCACCAAGAAGCCCGACAAAATGTCGGATGTGGACTTGCGGGCGCAGAGCGAACTTTACAACGGCTTCCGCGATGGTGGGGACGAGGAAGCTGCTGCCCGCCAGAAACTCAACGCGATCATGGTGGGGGCGAAGCCCGCGCTGGCGTTCATTCTGGGGGCCGGGACCGGCGTGTTTGGTCCGGCTGGCAATATCGTTCGTGGGCTGGGGCGCGGCGCTGCCGAGGAAGCCGCTATCGCCGCTGGCAAGACCGCCGCGTCAAAGGGTGGTGGTGTTCTCGGCAAGCATGGCATTGCAGCGTCTGCGCTGGAGGGTGGCGCGACCGAGTTCGCCGAAGAAGGCTATGGCGCTTATGCGGCGCAGAAGGGTGAGATCGAGGGCGGCTTACGCAAGGGCTACGACCAGAGCGAGATGCTGGATCGGGCGCTGACCGGTCTGGTGCTGGGCGCTGGCTTCGGTGCGGCATCCGGGATTGGCGGTGGCAAGGGAAAGGCGAAAGCAGATGAAATCAGAGACAAAAGGGCTGGAGAAGAAGCAACTGAAATACAAGCCCCGGCTGGGCAAGGGCAAGTCGCCGTTCCCCAACAAGATACAGCCGCAGCGCCCGCCAAAGCCACACAGGTTGCAGCAGCGAAGGGCGTAACCGTTGGCGTCGATCCGGCCGTAGAAGCAGCGCTCGTTGCCGAACAACCGCCCGCTGCAAAAGCCGCGCCAGTCGAGCCTCCCGTCCCACAACCAGCCGCGCCGCCCCCAGCGGCAGCGGTACAGCCTGCGCCGCAAGCTCCACCTCCACCTCCAGCGGCACAGCCGCAGCAGGCTCCTGTTAGCCCCCCTGCGGGGCCTGCTGCGGGCGTTACCCCGGAAGTAACTCCGTCACAGCAACCGGCTGGTGTAACGCCAGCCAAGCCACAATTGGACGAAGCGACGCTTACGGAAATGGCGAAGCGGGGCTTCCTGCCGGAAGAAGCTGCGCAGCTCACGCCCGAACAGATCCAGCAGATTATCAAGACGCCCGTGAGTGCGCCCCCCGGAGCGCCGACGGACGTTTCTGCGCGTGCGCGTACCCCGGCAGAAACGTCAGAGTCGCCTGCGGTGCCGTCGGTACCTGAACAAGTAGCGACGGCTCCGACTAACTTACCCCCTGCTATTACCCCTATGGCGTCGACAACTGAGCAAGTACCGACGGCTCCGGGAAGTACGGGAAGCAAACCCACTGGTAGGGTGCTGCAGGACATATCGGCAGAGGGCAAAGGCAAGCAGAAGGCGCAGCAAGTCGCCCAAGCGAGGCGGGAAAAAGAGGGCTTAGCTGAGAAGACTGAGAAAAAAGTCGAAAAGGGCAAGAAAGCGTCCCACATCAAAGCGGCAGAGGCGGAGCGCACCACACAATCGGAGCAGATATTCGGGGAGCACACGGCGGCTGAGAACGAAGAAGCTGAAAAAGTCAGAAAGCTGCCAGTCCCGAAGGACAAGAAAGAGCGGCAGGCACTGGGCGAAAGACTGAAGCCGCTGGTCACAGCGCTCAAGACCAAGATGGAGCTTCGCGAGGACGTCGCGACGGAACTGCCGCATCTTAAGGGCTACTACAATACTAGGGGTTGGAAGGGTCAGAAGCCTACGGAAAAAGAAGCTATTCGCTGGGCGCGCAGCCTGCCGAAGCGGGTAGGTGGCAAGGTAGCGGCGACCGGCGAGGCGCGTTCGGTCCACACCCAGTATTTGCGTGAACTAGTTGACATCCAGAAGCTGCTGGAGAAGGGCGAGAGTCTTGACGCTGACCAGAAGCGGCGGGTCGAGAATTTCATTGCCGCCTACAACGAGAAAGCCCCCGATCTGATCCATATGAGTCGTACGGAAGCGGGGGACGCTATCGCGGCGGCTAAACGTGGCGCGACGGCTGAACAGGCCGAAGGCGCGCTGGCCAAGATCGAAGCCGGGGGTGAAACCAAGGGGGCGGTCAAGAGCGCCGAATCGACCGGCGCGGTCCCCGGTAGCGAGCGAATACTGGAAGGCGAAGCCAAGGAAAAAGCCGCCGCTGAAATACTTGCCAAGATCAGGAAGGACGCTGCCGCAGCAGCGCCAGCCCCGGCTCCTGCCCCGGCTCCTGCCCCGGCCAAGAAGCCGATGCCCAAGAAGGTCGCCGAGAAAGTGGCGATCACGAAGCCTGAAACAAAAATCACGGAAAAAACAAAACCAGAACCAACCAAGCCTGAACCGAAACAGGAAGGAAAGGTCGAAGAAAAAACTGAGACTAAACTTCCTGAACCGGAACCGGTTACTTCTGAAGTAACCGAAGACGAACCGCAGCCGCGCAAAGTCTGGCACATTATCGACACCAGTCAGGAGGGCTTCCATCAAGGCTACAAGCCGGTTGCCGAAGCGCTCAACACGGTGCGGCGCTGGGTCAATAACCTGTCAGATGCTGATCACGCCAAGCTGTCCGAACAGCCATTGCGGATGATGCAGGACGCCAACTCGGTGGACACGGTCCATAAGATCGGGAAGTGGTTCAAGGAGGATCTTGGGCGCGGGCCTTTTGATGGCGATACACAGATCGCGGCGAAGGCTAAAGCTGAACAGGACGAAGTAGTTAAAGACGTTATTCCCGAAGCAACCGAAAAAGCAGCCGACGAGGGGGAGAAACACACTACGGGGACGGTCGCCAAGGAGACCCCGCAGGAGCGGATTATTCGGCTCAAAGAAGAAAAGGCGGACGCTGAAGCGCTGGCGGCACGTACAAAGGCGGCGGCCGAACGCAAGGCTGCTAGTGAGGCACGGGCGGCGAAGCTGGCTGCGTTCAAGGCTGGCGGTGGCAAGATCCGCCTGAACGAAGAATGGGCGTCGATGACCGATGCGGAACTCGACGCGGAATTTGAAGAGCATATGGCTAAGCTAGCCGCTCAGGAGGCCCGTAACGAAGAATACCGGACACGGGCGGATGCATGGCTTGCCAATGAAAGGAAGCTGAGTAACGACTCCACTTTGAAAGAAAGCGATATTTGGGAGACGCAGCTCCATCAGGCGCGGGATATCTTCAATCACGACCAAGACGCCATCAGCCCAAGGTTGAAGACGACTGATGTTTTAAAGCAGCTTGATTTCAGCCACTTAAGCGCTATGCCGCGTTACATTCAGGACTTTACGCGGCGGCGGCTGGCGGAAATTCTGGAGCATGTCCCGCTTTACATCGTCAATGCGGACCTGATGACCGACGCGATGAAGCGCGCTCGCGGTACCGCGCCCTTGGGCTTCCATCATCAATACGGTGATACGGCACACGGCTTTATCGCCATCCGATCCGATATCGTCAACGACGAGAGGCAGTTCACCCACACGGTGGTCCACGAGGCGATCCATGCCGCGCTGGTCTACAAGCTCGACCACAGTAAGATGTTTCAGCGCCGCGTCGAGCTGTTGATGCGGGAATTGGATTACAAGACCACGCGACAGGCGGGCCGGGAGCATGCCGAATATGCCCTGACGGACATGCATGAGTTCGTCGCCGAGGCCATGTCGAACCCGGAACTGCAGGAGGTCATGGCCAGTCTGACGGTGTCGGACCATCTGGCCAAGCAATTGGCACTGCCGACCAAAGCCAAGCCGTGGTCGTTGTGGGGGGCGTTCACCAACAAGGTCCGCGAGATGCTGGGCCTCAAGGATCTGCCGCACGTCAACTCGTTCCTCGACGAGGCGATGAAGGTGATCAGCCCCGCGCTGGAGGATGTACGTGGTGACCGCGTTAGGGATGGGACGTATCGGCAGTACCCCAGAGCTTTGGAAGGCAGCACGCGGGCACTGGATACGGCGGCTTTGCGGGAGCGGGTGACCGGCTACACGGCCGATACCGGCACCAACACCAAGGGCAGTCTGGCCCGCGCCAAGAACAAGATCTCCACGTTGTGGCAGATGGCCCGTCGCAACGAGCAGTACTTCGGCCCGTCCAAGATCCTCCATCGGCTGTTCGAAGCCCGCGCTTTCATGGAGCGCGCCAAGGACACCATTTTGGAGAAGTACGGCGGGCTGAAAGCCACGGTCGCCATCGCCAAGGCCGAACGGACGCACCCGGAAGCGATGCGGCTTGCCAAGGACGTGCTGTTCGACGGCTCGCTGCACGACGTCAATATCGAGGGCAACAACGACCATCTTGGCAAAGACAAGCTGATGGGGGTGCAAGCCAAGAACGAAGTCGCCCGACTGCAGAAGGCGTGGGCGGACCCGCGTATTGATCCGGTTCGAAACACCATTCGCAATGCGGTGAAGTTCTACAAGGATATCCACAACGCCGTTTCACGGGAAACGATCAACAACATCCTCGCCGAGGGGAACATCCACGACCCGGCGCTGGCGGAGCGTATCCATAACGACGGACTGACTGAAGCCGACCGGGAGACGTGGGCGGATTCGAAGCTGGTTAACGCGCTGGATCAGGTGAAGGAGCTGAAAAGACGTCACGGCTGGTACGTGCCGTTCCGGCGCTATGGCGACTTCTCTTCAACCGCCAGCCACGAGCTTTCAACGCCTGCCAACGCCACCAAGATCAACGATAACACGCTGCAGTTCATTGATCCAACCCCCAAGAACGGCGAGTACGGCAACGCCCGCGCCCGCGCTGCCGTGAAGGGTTACCTGCGAAGTAACTCACACACCCCGCAGGGAAATAAGCTGACCCCCCACCAGATCCAGAAGGTCTGGGTGGACAAGAATAACCCCTCTGAAATCATGGAGAAGGAGCAGCCCGACGCGATCCCGGCGTATCGCGTAGCCATGCAAACCCAGCATACCGAGTTTCACGCCACCGAAGCCGAGGCGCTGAACAGCAAGGCGCTGCTGGCGGAAGCGGGGTTGGTGGGTTCCCGCGTCCACACCCGCGAGAAGGCGTACCAGAACGACCGCGATATTCAGGGGGCGATGGGGACGATACTGCGGTCGCTGGAGAAGCAGCAGCGCTACAAGGATGCCGACGCCACCCAGCGGCAGGCAATGCGGGAGATGTTCCACGACCTGTCACTGGGCATGTCGGGGACGACCAGCATCAAAAACTCGATGAAGCAACGCCGTAACGTGGCGGGCATGTCGCGCGATCTGGGACGGGTGACCGGCGACTACGCCCGTATGACGACAAACCACCTAGCCAAGCTTCAGCATCGACCAAAGATCGACAAAATCTTCGCTGAAATGCGCGAGTACAAAGAGGCTCACAAGGACGACAACGACAACATTCGCCGCGAGGAGGTGTACCAAGAGTTCGTCGACCGGGTCTACGGCAGTGCCGCGAAGGCGGCGGACGAACATAAACCCGGTGTTGTCAGTCGGCTGCTTCAGGTTACCCGGTTGTCGTTCTTGGCTGGGCCTAGCTACCATCTTATCAACGCACACGAGCCGTGGACAACGTCCTTGCCAGTGATTGGTGGGGACCACGGCATTGCCGCAACGACACGCGCCTTGCTTGATTCCTATAACATAATCGGTGGGCGCGCGGGCGTAATGTCGGGCGTTCGCGACATGGCGAAGGCATATACTAACGACGCAGGCTTCACCAACTACGTCAAGCTGTTCAAGGAAACCATCGGCAAGTCCAAGGTCGCAGGCTCCGACAAGATCAGCCGCATGCAGGACGTCATCGACTACATGGACGCCCGCAATTTGTATTCCAACGCTTCCATCTTCGAAGTCGGCAAGTTCGCCAACCCCGAGGGCAACGTTGCCGGACGGGCGCTGGACCGTGCGGACCTGATGGCCAACCAAGTCGGTACCGCCATCGAAGCCGTCAACCGCACCGTCACTGGTCTGACGGCGTACAATCTCGAATACAAGAAAAACGGCGGCAATCACGAAGCCGCAATGCACTACGCCTATACAAAGGCCCACGAAACGATGGGCGACTATTCCAACTGGAACGCCGCGCCGCTGTTCAATACCAAGTACGGCAAGCCGCTTTTGCAGTTCAAGAAGTTCCCGCAGAAGACTTATTACCTCTTGGGTAACATCATGGGTGGGGCGTTGAAGGGTGACCCCCAAGCCATGAAGCAGTTCGCTGGCCTGATGGTGACCCACGGGCTGGTGGCGGGTGCTTTGGGCATGCCGACGGAGCCGTTCAAGCTTGCGCTGGTGGCGGCCAACATGGTCGGCGCGACCGGATTCACCCCCGACGACTACGAATACGCGGTGCGGCAGCTTGCTGCACGGGTGGCCGGACAGAAGGGCGGGGAGATACTATCGAAGGGATTATATCGCGGGCTGGGCATCGAGGTGTCGGGCCGCATGGGGCTGGACTCGCTGCTGGTACGGGGCACGCCAAAGAGCCAGAAGGACACCGATATCAAGACGTTCCTGTTCGACACCATGGCAGGTGCGTCCGGCAGCTTCCTGCTCAACCAAGTGCAGGGGGCACAGGCGGCGTTCAAGGGCGACTGGACTACGGCCATTGAAAAGATCTCTCCCCTTCGAACGGTTGGCGACATCACGAAAGCAGCGGTTGGCTTGTCAGGCGAAAAGAAAGGCGCGGGCGGCAAGACCACGCAGGAACAGTTCGGTGGTTGGGACGCCACGGTTCGGGCGCTGGGTTTCACGCCCTCCAGCAAGGCTGAACTGGGCGCGATGCAGGGTGCCTTCAAGCGTGAGAGCATGCGCGAGAGTGGTGAGCGCACCGCACTGACGAAGGCGTGGGTAGCTGCCACCGGGGCCGACAAGGTCAAGGCGCAGCGTGCAGTGCAGCGTTACAACGAGGGCCGCCCCAGAGACGAACAGATTTCCCAGAAAGATCTGACCAACGCCGCACGCCGCGTCAAAACCGAAGAGAAAACTACCGAGCACGGCATTACGACCAGCAGGCGTACCGAAGCGATCTACGAGCGAGCGGCAGGCATCTTTAACCCCTGAGGTAACTATGCGCGATTACAGAAAAGTGCAGAAGTTTGCCGAAGGCGGGGCTGTGGGTGACGACTACAATACTGATCTGGGTAGTGACGAACCCAAGTTCCAAAGCTGGAAGAAGCAGCACGCACCCAACGATAGCGGCTACGACTACGATCTGCGCGGGGCTTACAAAGCCAAGATGACCAAGGACCCGGAAAGCCAGCACTGGAAGGATCGATTCAAGAAGCCCAACCACCCGACGTTCAGCGACGAGTCGCAATACGCGACCGGTGCCCAGCGGGATCGTGCGGGACATTGGGTCGAGGGCGAATTTGTACCCCCAGCGAACAAGTGAGGTAGCTATGTTCACCACCAAATTTACCAAGAAGAGCGTCAAGGGCAGGAAGCCCCCGTCGGGGTTCAGGTTCGCCGAGGGCGGCGTTGTCGGTGCCGGTAAAGGTAGTACGGCTGGCGTTGCCGGGCGTAAGCCTTTGGACGTTGAGGGCACTTGGATGGATCTTGACCAAGCTTCCGGTGCTGGCGGTGGCAAGGAGACAATGCCTTCGGACGAAGCACGTCGCAGACGCAGACTACAGGAACGATATTGATGACTGTCTATGTCCCACGCGAGAGACGACCGGTAACAGTGGCGGTCGAGAAGAACTCGGAGACGCCCTACGTCATCGTGGATTCGTATGGCGACAAACGCGAACGATTCGTTACTCTGGTAGAGGCACAGATTGCTGCCGTAGAGATCAACACCGGAGCTGAATAATGCCGACAACCATCAAGGACGAAGACAAACCAGTCACTATGGAAATCGATCAGTCTACTGCATCGACGTCTTATGTGATTCGCGATGCGACGGGTATCGAGCGTGCTCGATTTGTCGAGCAGGAAGAAGCCAATGCGTACATGGCAATGGTCCACGCCATACCGCCACCCGCGTTGATGCAGGAAGACATGGATGATAAGGGTGTTGAGCACGATCAGGAAGATCGTGAGCAACAAGAGGTAGACGACATGCCTAGAGGCATTCCGAAGGCCAAGAAGCGCGTGGCGAAAGCCAAGAAGCGCGTAGCGGCTGTCAAGAAGCAGGCGGCCTCCGTCAAGAAGACCGCGAAGAAAGTAACCGACAGGGTTGCGAAGCGTCGCAAGAAGAAAGCCAAGTAACCTCGGGAGGTAACCATGAAGCCGGTAAAGGATACTCGCAACTATAGAAAGTCGTTTCGATTCGAAGACGGTGGGCCTGTGCCGTATCCTTTACCGGACCCTCGCGGTAGCGAGTATAAAAAAGCCGTGCGTCGCGTGGCTAAGGAAAGCGAAGGTTCCAGTGGTAGGAGCTTTGGCGAGCATGCTTTAGCGACAGCTCGTGGTATTTGGGAAGGTACCAAATTCCGGGAGTTGCAACAGGAATTAGGTCAGCGCGACCGCTCTAATCCACTCTATGACCGCAAGAAGTTTGAGGAGGATTAGATGGCTGGCACTCGCGATCCGTCATCGCACCGCACACCCGCGCAAATCAAAAAAATGGACAGGGGGTACAATTCACAGCCGCATATCATCAAGAACCGTTCGCAGCAGAACCAAGCCCGCGCCATCGTGCGCAAGGATCTGGGGGATGCCGCCATTGCCGGGAAAGACGTCGGTCACAAGAAGTCGGTGATCTCAGGCGGGAGTAACTCCCGAAGTAACTTGCGGGTCGAAACCAAAAAGCACAATCGCGGCTGGGAACGTAATAAAGGTTCGCGCCCCTAAGCTGCGACCAGTTTGAATGTACGCAGCACGGGCTGGATAATCTTGGAATCATTATAGGCGGACAAGAATTTAAGATAGGTGCCGTTAGGCCATGTCCTCATTTCCGGCCGTAGCTTGACCGCAGCATTCGGCGCGGGGCATAGCACTTCCAGCGGAACCCCGTCATAGTGGACTACATTGTAGGTTAAGCCATCCGGCGAGAACATGAAGCGCAGGTTCGCGGGTGCGGTCCATGCATCCGGTGTAATAAGAAAGTACGGATCTAGTTGCGCGAGACTGAAAGCATCAGAGAGGAATTGTCCTGCCTGAAACACTGGGCCGTTTCTGATCTGCATGACGTTTCCCCTTACTCCGTTACGATCTTGAACACGCGCTCCGCTTCTTGGTTTACTGGTTCGCCGCCGAAAGTCGACGTGAACCTGAAAAAGCTCCCCTTAGGCCACATCCGGTTGTCTATGACCATTGCAGCATTCGGAATGCAGGGAGACACCCACTCCTTGCCGCTAACATACAACTGGTAAAAGTTTGTACTGTCGGGCGAGTAGGCGCATTTTATATTGCCGGGCTGGGTCCAGTCATCTGGCATAAGGATGATGTATGCCGTCGCGTTTCCAAGGCTAACAACATTGGAAACTGCAGACCCCGCATCGAAAACCGGGCCGGATATAAGCACCATCGGATCAGTTATTGCCATCGGGCTACTCCCTTATCCGTTCCTGAAACAGGTGGATGCTGTCCCGCTCGCGTTCACGCACCCGTCGCGTCAGCTTGTTGAGTTCAAGTATTGACCGAACAGTCTTCCGGCAGGATTCGAGTTCGTCGAAGAGACAGTCGATGACTTCCAGCAGCTTTTCGCGCGGCAAAGTCTCGATATCCTCGTCCATGTAGAGCTTCTTATTTTTTAGGTCCATGTGAGGCTCCGCCTCGACTCAGCACCGGCTTCGCGCCTTTCGGTCGCTGCCGGTTAAACGTCCTCGCCGCCTTGGTCTTGGCTGCCGCCATCGGCATCTTCTTCGCAAACTTGTCGCGCATCGCTAGATACTTGTCCGGCATGTCTACCGCTCCGTTGCTCGTTCCAGCATCTGGTTAGCTGTGAAACACCAATTGTCTATCCACTGCACTGCTTCCAGCTCTGTCTGGAAATCGCCAACGATTCCAGCCAGATCGTCATGCACCGAAACTAGCCGCTCGCCCGCATGTTCAGGCGGATGACAACATACACATTCTATTAGTTCAAAACCGCGATGCTGTTTCATTTACGCCTCGTCGATAAAGTTGGTGTGGGCACTCTTGGCCAAGTCCATCTCCAGCAGGTACTCGCCAGAGCCTGCATATTCAGTGCCAGCCCCCATGCGCCCTTGCATCGAAACCGAGCCGAATTCCAGCGCCATCGCCTTCAGGATAGCACTGGAAGAGTAGCCATTCTGCAGTAACCACTCCTGCATGTAAGTCTTGCTGATCCGGATCAGCTTGTCGTCTTCGCCAATGTGAACGCGAATAGCTTCCAGCCTGCTGGGATCGACCGTCTTGATCGCAATCGTGCCCTTGGCGGGTTTGCCGCGTCCTATATGGATGCGGTTGGTGCGTAGCGTGTGTCTTGATCGATGTGCGTTGAGGAATTGCGCCAGCACGTTGGAGACGTTGAACGCATTGCCCAAGTCCACAGGCTGGTCGTTCTTCTCGGCACGCAGCGAATCGATGACGCCGAACAGGAATTTTTTCAGCGCGAAGCCGTCGATGTTGGTGAAGCCCAGCTTGTTGGCGTACTCCGCACCCTTGAGCAACGTAGCAAGCATAACGCGCCAATAGCGTTCCTCGTTCAGCGTGTTTATCTCGTTGCCAATTGCCTTGTAAAAAGCCTCGACATCTTTACTTATGTCTACATGGTTACTCCCGAGGTAACGAGCATACTCAAGCCCTATGTGGCCGTAATTGTCGTCGAGCCTTCCAACGACACGGGAGAAATCGGCTTGATCAATTTGCCCGACGCTGTTGGTGGCAGCAGGCACCTCGTATTCGAACAGACGATAGATACCGGCTGCCGTCTGCTTAGTCTGCTGAACTACGAAGTTCATTATGCTGTCGTTGGAAGCGCTGACCAATAGCGTCTGCCACGCACCTGATTCACGCATGGTGGCGTTCTGGGTCATGCGGTCCTTTTCTTTTTGTTTGGTCAGGTTGAACGCAATCTTGACGAACCGTTTGTGATCTTCCTCTGTCTTCAGTTCATCCCAGTACATCGGTAAATTCTGAATTTGGCCGATTTTGCCGAACACGAAGTTGCTGGTGTCGTCCAGCCCCTGCATCGCACGAACCGGATGCCCCCATACCGCCTGCGCTATACGCATAGCGGAAGTTTTACCGATACCTGATTTTGTGGAATACGTGCTCATGAGCACGCCCGGTTCATGGCAGAACCGGACCAGCGGTGCGGCGAACGCCGACGCCACGATGGCATCGAGCGCGGGACGCTTCTGATCGGTGATCAGTTTCGCTGCCGCCACCCACGGATCAATCGCGCCTGTTGGCTTGTACCTGCGAGCCAATACGGGGTCGGGGTTAGCCGCCGCGCGGTCGCCGGTTGGCATCCACAGATTGCCGCCGTAGACAAAGCCTTCGACTTCAGATTTGGAGTCGATGCTCCAGCCAAACGGAGCACTGCTCACGACCATCGACTTCGTCTTCTGCAGTTTCTCGATCCACGACATGAAGAACTCCATCACGCGCTTTGACTCGTTCTCCTTCAAGGCTACACCCTGTTTGAGCAGGCATCTACGCATGGAATCCTTTGCCGAGAGATCGCCGGTCGGCACGATCAATTGGTTGGTTCTGCCGCTTTCGGTAATGCTTGAGAAGTTCAGGGTGTAGATTGGGTAGACTTGGATGGATGGGGTGTGCATGGGGTAGCTGCAAATGGGTTCGTGGGTATGCGTGCCATCTTCATTAACGAGGATGACGCAAATAATTCCGTCAGGTCGTCGTGAATACCCGACGGGTAAGTCGATAACAGGCGCTGCAGCGCTTTGGGGCGCATTTGGCGTACTTGTGCTCGTCGTAACAAGCTGAGTTGCGGCAAAGTTGAGAGGAGATCGATTTGCCGCAAGATGAACACAGCCTTGGCACCCGGCGAATCCGTTGTTAGAGATCGTGCTGCACGCAGGCCAGCCAAGATTTTTGCTCTTGCGCTCGTTTTCTTTGCGGTCAAAGAGTTCATCTGTAGACTCTTTTGTATACGTAGCGTGTCCGTGCGCCATCGCATGAGCGTCATTACGTCCTCCATCCGTAAATGTGGAGAGAAGCGTTGTAAGATTCCAAAGTGGGTTAGCAAAGTTCTTACCTCCCGAGGTAATCGCTTCGTTGATGAACGGGCATTCGCGCGCCACATCGTTGATGTTGATCGGCGGACCCGTGTTGAAGTTGATGCCCATCGCCAGATCGCTGTCGCCTGCAATCGGCGGCTTCGGCGGCAGCACGCTGGTCCATGCAGGTGCAGTTACCTGTTTGGTAACTATGGCAACCTTATAGGGATCTAGCGATTTCTCCAGTCGGGCCACAGAGTAGTCGCCGCCAGTGCGCCCACCAGCAAGGGTAACAGCACGAGGTACAGCGAGCTTGCGGTTAAAAGTATCTGGGATACGCAGAATACGAGCAGCATCAATAGTACAGCCCGTATCGCATTTAAAATGATGAGTCTTGGCAGCGTTGGCGAGGGCATTCGATAGTGGTTGCCATTCATCACGGGTGAGTGCGCGGTCGACGGTCCAGTAGACGTGCAATCCTCCGCCTGATTTGACGATGACATTTGGCTTGGGCAGTCCGGTAGTCTTGACGAATTCCGCCAGTGCATTGGTCGCCTCGTTGGGGGTTGCGTAGTCCTTGAAGTCGAGATCCATGAACAGGCTTTTGAACGCAACGGCGTTCGCCTGCGAGCGGATCGGCAGTAAATAACCATTTCCTTTCTTGGAAACTTTCGGCGTCGCCTCGCTTTGCGAGGACATGCAGACGTAGATATCCTTGACGTCGGCAAGCGTCAGCGCCCACTTGATGGTGTTAATCGCTTCCTTGACGGAGCGCGTGGCGCGGCCGGACCACCACGGCTTGCCGTACTGGTTGAGCGTTTCGGTGGACCAGTGGATATTGATGTACGCGGGTGCGTCATCGTCTTGTGGCCAAGGTAAGACCTTGGCCAGATATTCCTGAGCGTCCAGCATTGTTTACCTTCCGTGGGTGGAAGGGGGGACGGTTTCCCGCCCCCCAGTAGTCTTATGCTCCCGGCAGCAAGTCTTCTATTTGAGCGTCCAGAGTGTCCTCAAAGCTACCGGCCGCCGCCATTGCCGCTTCCTCCTGAACTGGGGGCTTAGGAGGCGTTGGCGCTGGCGGCGGCGCTGCGGCCTGAACCTTCTTCACTGCCTTCGGGCTTGTCTTCGAAGGCGGCGCAGCCGGTTCAGGCCCACCAAACCCATTACCCCCCATCACTGGGGTAACGAGCGTTGGCTTGGACGGCGGAGGAGCAGTTACCTGTGGGGTAACAGCAGCAGGTTGAGGGAACGAAGGCGGCAGCTTGATCGCCGGTTCAACCGGCGCTTCCTGCATGACGTCAGTTCCCTCCGCCAAAATCGCGGCAATTGCAGGTGACTCACGCAGCTCCAATACGGCGACAGCTTCATCGTCGGTCAGCGGCCGGATCGGCTCCAGCACCAGCTTCGGATAGGCTTCCGCCGAGTCAAACGACATTTTGGTGCCGACGGTCCAGTAGTCGTAGCCGCGCGCCTTCATGGCAATGCCGTAGTTCCCGACGTCGGACAACGATGCTGCGGGCACCCGCAGCAACATGGGACCGCCAAACGCTTCATTGCGGATATCGCCGAGTGGCGAAACGGCCACACGCTTGCTGTCCCGGCAGGCTTTCGCTTTTTTGCCTGAAGCGCTGATTGCCGAACCCCATGTGTTCTGCGGGCACCCGGCGCAGGTAGCATGCTGCTTCTTGGTTGACGAAGCATCCGGCACGATGCCGTTGGGTGCGAAACAGTCAGGCGGGTTGGTGTTGCCTTCCTCGTAACCGTTTTCGTACCACAGCTTCGAGACGTACTTTGACGACGACAGCAATACCACATCGATCGAATTGCGCGGGCCGTCGCCGTCGGGCCGCATCAGCACGAACGGCTCGTTACCTCCACGGGTAATGGACCAGACCTTACCCTTGATGCGGAGGATCGGATAACCAGCGGTGATGCCTGAGTTCAACCTGTCGCCCGTATCGTCGCTGCCGAATACCGACGAGACAGGACCAAATGTGGGGGGAAGCATCTTAGTCATTCTTGTCTTTCTCCTGTGTAGGTCGGCGGACGCCGACGACGTAGGTGGAAGAGAAGTTCACGCCGGGTGGGGGCGCGTTGTTCTCCTTGATAAATTCCGTGACTGCAGTGGTATTCGCCTTGCGATCAAGCAGATCAAAGGCTTTATTGGCGATCACGTAGTCCATGAAGGCTGCAGGATCGCTAAGAGAGGCGGACTTCTTTTCGGTCCTGTAGACCGTTCCAGCATCGGTGTTCAGACTGTTTCCACCGATGGCATTGAGATGGTTTAGCAGCACTGTATTGAGATCATCAAGCGCCTTTTTATAGGGGCCGATTACTTCTTTAAACTCGGTTTCCTTGACCTTAATCAAGTCACGCATTTTGACGTATTGTGCAACGCGCTTTGAAATGTCGACTGGCATTTTTCCTCCTTGGGGTGGGTGGGTTGAAAGACCGCCGCTCGCGATGTAGTTCTTGCCTTCCTCTGTAATACGGCAAAGGTGTCCAGCCTTGCCGGATGGTGTTATGCCGCGATTGCCGGTACGTGCAATTAGTCCGGCTGCACGCAGATCGGAACATCGTTGGCCGTCACGGGCATTAGGCCCGTAACCCGCCTGTTCATATGCATCATGGTCCAGCAACTCACGACCGTTCTTGTAGACTTGCAGGATCTTCCACGCTTGATCAGTTATATTCGGAGGAATCGCTGCATGCGAAGTATTGGGATCGGTCGGTCGGGCGTGCGGCCAAGGATACACTTTGCCCATCAGCTACCTCTCTACGTGATAGGTCTTCTCGATCCGCCCCAGCTTTACATCGCCACGCTGATGCGACTTGATCGGCACGCGCTTGCCCGATTTAAGTGTCCGCCAATGCGCCCGGACGTCGTGCTGGCGGTTGTGATGGTGCGTGATCGCTTGCGAGATCAGTTTTTGCGGGGCTTTCCGCAAATGCAAGTGAAGCACTTTGTGTTCAAGTGGCAATAGCGGTTTGCCGTTTTTCATGATCGGCGGTGCGCGGGTCGGGTTACTTTGCGAAGTAAGCTTGACGCCGTTCTGTCCGGCAGCGAGCGCGATCAGGAACCCCCAGATGTGACGCAGCTCGCCCGCCATTTCCGCCATGATGTCCTTGGTGTCGCCAACGTCGAGCACTTGAATAGGAACATGCAGGTTGGATGCATGCATGTGAGCATCCTCACCAAAGACGTTGCCTGCAGTGCCGAACAGTAACCACTCTATGAGCTTGGCGACTTTGTCAGTGGGCACCATGCCTTTCGGGTTTGGTGATCCGGAATGCCACCAGTAGGACAGTGGTGCGATCCAGACGCCAACGTCGATCACGGAAACATAGGTGGCGTACCAGCCGCCAAGTTCTGTCGCGGGGTGGATCAGCCAGCCAATACGCGAGGTCGGTGGTTCTTTCGGGTCGTACGTCCCCAACGGGGCTTTGAGTTCAAACATGCGCTTGAGGCGTGCATGGTTGTTCAGTTCAATCCACGTCACGTCGAACGGCGGAATCGCCAGCCGTCGTGCTGCTTCCAGATCAACGGTAGTCGCCATTGAAAAGTCTGCCACCATAGACGACGTCGCTTCGTCCAGCGTGAAGCAATGCGCCTTGCGAAGAAGCATGCGCAACGCATAGTCGTCACCGATGGCGTACATCCCCAGCGGATGGGTGAACGTCGCTTCGTGCAACTGGTCGATGATCGGGCGGTCGTCCAGCATTAGCGGCGGAGTTTTAGCTTTTGCCGCGTTCAACAGCATACTTGCTACGTTATGGTCGGGGCCGTCCCTTCGCTCTGTACGGATGTCATTGTAGTGGTGGAAGTTTGCGCCGTCCGGATGCGATGACTTATATGTCTTGACGATAGTAGTGACGCCTGATTTTTCTGCTTCCGCCAGTACGTCGAATGCCTGTTGTATTGACTCAGGGCTATTATCCTGCAGCCCGACTTCCAGATCGGCTGGTGGTTTATCCCGATAATATCGGGCGCGTCTCTTATTCCTTTTGTTCATAAGTTACCTCTGTGGGTTAGAGTCCGTGTCCTCCTCAAACAGCTTCAGCAGCTTGTCTTGGATCTTTTGTTTTGTCTGAAGCATTCTGTAAATCTTTTTCTCAATCGGTGTCGATTGCAAATGAAGTATCAGTTGCTTGTGCGCCTGACCCACACGACGAATACGGTGATTGGCCTGATCATAGATTTCCAGAGACATGACAGGCGCGAACCAAATAACAGTATCGGCAGCGGTAAGCGTAATCCCATGCGCAAGACATTGAGGATGAGCCAGTATAACGCGATATCGATCAGTGTTCTGAAATAGGTTAAAAATTTTCGCACGGTCGCTGGCAGGGGTGTCTCCGTCCACTGTTGCATGCTCGTAACCTTCCGAAGTAAGTGCTTCCGATATCCCTCCCAATGCGTGCTTGAAGGGTGCAAACACCAGAACCTTGCGGTCGGTGCTCTCGATGGCATCCATCAAAGCTTGGATGCGGTTATTGTTATCAAGTGTAACGATGTCCCGCGTGCGTGAGTACACCCAGCCGGTGGACACCTGCAGAAGTTTCATCATCACGGCCCCCGCGTTGGCTGCGGTGATCTCGTGGTTCTGCACGGCGACATAGCACTGCGCCATCAGCGCTTTGTATATCTTCTCCTGCTGCGGCCCCAGTTCAACGTCAACGTAACGCTCGATCAATGGGGGTAATTCGACAACATCATCCAGCGTAAAGCGTACCGATGGCTGCATCGCCGCGAATGCTTTTTCAACGGCATCGGCCTTGGGCACCCATTTGAAGGGGCTGGTTTTCACCATCAGATCTTCGCGGAACCGGGAGAAGTACTTCGGCACCCGCTGTGGCGTGACCAGTCGCGCTTGCGCCCATGCATCCGTTGGTGATGTGGGTATTGGACTGCCGGTCATGCCCCACACCCAGTCCATCCGATCAGCCAAGCGCTTCATGGTCTTGTGGCGCGATGACTGCCCATTCCTGAAGACGGCAAGCTCGTCGATGACGAGCACGTTGATGTCCTTGCGGACCATCAGCTCGTTAAGGATGACTTTATGACCGTCGTGATTGATGATGAAGATATCGACGTCGGTGTCCAGCAACTCTAATCTTTTGGCGCGGCTTCCATGCAGCACCGCGTATTTCAAATGCGGTACGGTGGCGAAGATCTCCTTCGCCCAAGTGAATGTGAGCGTACTTAAGGGGGCGCTGACCAGCATCTTGCCGCAGATGCCGTTACTTCTGAGGTAATCGAACGCCCACAATGCAGCTTTAGTTTTCCCCGTCCCCATCCCATTCAGGACGTACGCCCGTTGTTCTAGGGTGAGTAGTGCCGACGTCGATCTTTGGCTTACGAACGGCGACCCCCCTCTCCAGTCGTAATGCGTCAGGATAGGGCTTGGTACGTCGTAGCCCATCTTGCGCAACAGATACGTCTCGGTCGGTTGGTGCGGTAGAATGATATGCGGTACTTGTCCGAAATCCATCGACTTCGCTGCTGGAAATAGATTGGCTATGTTCTCCGCGTGTGGAACCCCCACCACCTTGTGTCTGGGGCTTACTTTGACTGGCAGCATTTTGCTTCACCTGTTCCAGAAAAACTCTCAAGGCGTGGCACTTATCGACGCCGTCGATGACGAACGCCTCGCCGCCAGCGTTCTCGATCTCTTTCATGATTTGGCGCTGGCGGGCTGTGGGTACTTCCCCCGGCGCTTTGGTCTCGATGCCGATAAACAAACCGTAGTGACAAATCAGATAGTCCAGCGTGCTCTTGCCGTAGCCGTAGGGCACCGGCATGAACCAGTAACTTTCGGGGTAACTCGCAAGCACCTTGTTGACCGCCTGCTTGACGGCCCACTCGGTGCTCTTGCCCTTCCTGACCATCAAACTCGTCGCCGTTATTCTTCGCCGTGGTGAGGGCATGTTGTAACTGGACAATATCGTCGGCAGAGGAAGCCCGGCTTGGCGGGGTAATTAAGTGTTTCATGAGCGAGCTTGAGCGCTTCAATTCTTGGCCAGAGGCCCTTCCAGATGTCAGCCATTTGATCCCGGTCGAAGTCTTGGCGCGTGCTCGCGTCTTCCTTGAGCCAGATGAACTCACTGCGAACCCTCTCTACGTCGGGGTAATGCGCGAAGATGCATGCCGCCAATAGAGCCAGTTGCGGCGCATCATCGATGACCTTCCCCGTCTTCCAGTCTATCGCCAGCGCGCCCTTGTCTTTTATTTTGAGTACGTCGGCGATGCCCCGGTACCACGGCTCTCCCATCCCCGCCCGCTTGGCGTCGTTGGCGAACCATTTGGTAGGTGCGAAGTTTTCGTCAATGGCGAGCTGCTGCTCGACCAGTATCGTTGGCACCGGGATGGTCTTACCCGGCGAAGTAACCCGCTCCGCCCATTTCTCGTAACCCGCCATTGGATGCGGCAGCGGCACCCTGCCCTTGCCGCAACGATTGGCCAGCGCTTTATGGACGGCGTTGCCCCACTGCAGCGCCTCGCCTTCTTCATCCTTGAACGCTTTTATAACATCCACGTTGTAGTGCCGCTTGGGGCACACTTCGAAGTTTTTCAGCTTTGAATAAGACCAAGCGAACGGCTTCGGCTTGGGGGCGTAGGTGCCGCCGCCATATGAGGTTGTGATACTCATTTGCCCTCGTACGGTTTGACGTCGAGTTCAACTTCTTCCCACTCCTTGACGATGTAGAGGCGATGTTCGACTTCACCACCAGTTATAGTCGGCAGCTTTTGTTTTTCACCCGCATCCCATGTCTTTGGATAGCTGATAATGAAATGCGACTTGCCGTCCTTATCGACAAGACGGTTGAGTTTGCACTCGGTCAAATCGTAAGCCATGTACCCGGTGTCATGATAAATTTGCTTCATGAGGTAACCTCTTTGTTGAGTGCGCGGCAGATCATTTCCGCGTCGGCTACATCATACACGGTTGCGATTTTGATTGTCATACCGCCCTGCCGGTCGAAGATATAATAACGATCTTCCTGCTTCTTTGTCTTCTCATAGCGGTCGAAATCATAGCGTTTCATGACGCTTCCTTTGCTTCTACGTAGGCGCGAATACGCGCCTTGTCCTTGTCCTCGATCCAGTAACCGACATAGCGCCTCGAATAGATATGTATCTTATGCTTTTTCATGTGCCTGCGCAGGCGCGATATCGCGGCCTTGGGCTGGCCTGTAATTTTACGAACCATCACATTGGTTACGGTTGGCACTGCCAAAAGTAACCTCATGAGGTTACTCAGCATCGGCGGAAGCTGAAACACATCGCCGAGTCTGGTGCTGCTGTACTCGACGGCACCTTCAAGAGCGCGAAGCCGCGCCCGCAGGGCGGCAATTTCGTCATTGTCGCCCATTAGCGGTCTGTCCACCACGCAACAAAATGACCGATTCCGAAAGAGACGACGCAGACCAGCGCCATTAATACTACTAACTGGAGTAATGGCATCGTGGTCGGCATCGTCGCTCTCCCTCGGAAGTTATGCGAACCGGAACTTGCGACCCGATTGCTTCATGCCCATCGCGCCAATGCCAGCGAAGCCCAGCAGGAGCATTGCCCATGTTGAAGCTTCTGGTACTGCCGCCACCTGTTCTAAGCCGCTGATCTGGAACTGCTTCATCTCCTTGAAGAAGCCGTCGCCTTCAGCGGTGATGGTGATCGAGGTTAACCCGGCAGCGTTCAGCGTGAACGCCGTCCAGTCGAAGTTACCGTTTGGCGCACCGGAGACATGGACGACGCCGCCATTGGACGCCGTAACCATAAAATCGGGAGCCTGCAGGATCGAGAAGTTGAAGTCTTGGAAAGTATAGTTGGTCGGAGCGTTAATCGTCAGGCTGGTAAAAGTACCCCTGACTTCAGGGCTGACGGTGGAGAAGCCGTTAGCCACGTCGACGATGCCGGTGGTGGTGAAGTTGAACTGCGGCGTGCCGTTCTGACTGCCGAAATTGGCGTTGAACGCCGTGACGTTGTCGGCTGCAACCAGAAACAACTTGGTCTCCAGCAATCCATCCGTACCAGCAATCACTGCAATGTTTGGATCAGTTGTAATGACTACGTCGGCAAAGGCCGCAGTAGATAATGTGAGTAAGACAGTAGTCGCTAATAGTAAGCGTCTCATTATAGTTGCTCCTAGCTAGGTGCGTAATGCACCGCAAAGCACAGAACATGCTGTGCTCTGCACTACATTAGTAACTTCGAAGGTTACTCGAAAGTTACTTTAAAGTAAAGGGTTATTTTGCTTCCCCGTAGTTTTCCCCGGTACCGACGTCGGCCGCGAGCGGCAAATCATAGGCCCATGACGGGGGTCGGCACATCTCGCCGTGCAGCAGTTGCTTAACATTAACGACGTCTGCGTCGGGGACGACGTAGACCAGTTCGTCATGCACCTGCATGGCGAGCGGGAGCTGCTTGCGGATGCGCAGGGCGGCATCCATGGTATGGATGCGGGCAAGGGCTTGCACGCAGTTCTCAAGGATCTTGCCACCGTAGAGGCTCTTGCGTTCTTCGGCGTATTCGAACGTCCACTGACCCCTGCCGAATTCCGTTAGTTCGTCCCTGAAGAACAGATTGTGGTAGTGCAGCTTTAACCCGTTAGGTAACCGGATGGCGTGGTGTTCAAATTCACACGGTCCCAGCGTGTACTTGGCTCGCCCGCCCGTCAGCGTAGCCATGCCGACGTTCTGCAGGTTCTTCCACTTGGAAGAGATCTTGTGATATTTCTTCCGGTAGAAATCGACGACGTTGAATGCGTCGTCCATTGTCATGGCAATCTTCTGGCCAAGCTGAAGCTGGCTTTGTACTTCGATGGTGTTCTGGAATTTGGTCGCGCCGACTTGGTAACCCAGCCCCAAGATCGCCGTCTTGCCCATGAAGCGTTCATTGGGATGGGTTTTCTTACCTACGAGGTAACCGAAAATCTCGGAAGCGAACTTGGCGTAGACGTCGATGCCGTCGGCAAAATCCTTGACCAGATCGTCTTGTCCGCAGACCCACGCCACGATACGCGCTTCAATCTGCGAAGCATCAACTGTAACAACCGTGTGACCTGCCGGTGCGATGAGTGCGCGACGCAACGCTCCCCCGCGCGGGAGGTTCTGCATGTTCAACTTCCAGTCGCCACTGAGGCGGCCGGTGTGCGCGCCGCCATATCTAAGCGGGACCGGCATCAACCCCTGCGAGTTACCCGGCCAAGTAAGATTGGCTATGTTGAGCAGCCTCTGCGACCGGCTCTCCTCAAGCGTGCTCTTGTGACCCGTTCGCGCGGCGACCAGAACCTGTACAGCAGGGTCCGGATGCTCCTCCAACGTGATGAATTCCTTGTCCGTCTTTGCGAACGCATAAGTCCATAGCCCCGTTGTTCTTGAAAGTTTTTTGGGCGGCTCGACACCCAAGCTGCGAAGAATCTCGGCGAACTTCTCATTGGACATGAGGTCGCTCTTACCGTTCTGGGCACCGCAAAGCATAGCGCTGGCCAGCAGCTCCAGTTTGCTCCGTTGTACGTCTGCCAGATGTTCTGCAATGGCATTTTGATCCAGAACAAATTTCGGCTCTGTGGCGCAGCGCAGAACCATATCCATTACCGCTATTTCCCGAACCGGAAATAACCCGCTTCTTACAAGCTTATCGTAGATCCCGGCACAGAGTTCAGCGTCGTTAGCTGAATATTGCCCGTAACTTGCCCAGCGTCCAGAGCGCTTGATCTCGTCGCGTGACATTCCGATGACGTTGGCGACTTCACTACCTTTAATTCCTATCCCCAGATGATCCGCAACCTTGGCTAGACTCATGTACTTCAGCTTATGAGCTAAGAGGGCGCGGCTTACTCCCAAAGTATCAACCATCAGGCGAGGGCGTATGCCGTAGCGCCAAGACAAAATGCACATATCGAACAAAGCGTTATGAGAAACGACGCAGGCATCCTCCAACCCTGCGTTAGTTACCCACGAAGTAAAATCCTCGCCGTCTATAATTTGTGTCGGCTGTGCGACAGACGCCCACGGTTCCGATATGGCACAAAGGATTGTCTCGTAGCGTGGATCAAGGATGTACTCCACCGGAGTCATCTTCTTGAGCGAGAACTCTTTGTCGTAGTAGGTTTCAAAGTCCAAGACGACGGTTCGCATCGGATTTAATTCCTTGTTGACACTGGAATCGTAACCCACCATATGTAGCGGGCGCTCACTGAGCGTCTCCTGTGGGTGGGAGTTTTAAAGCCGGGTAGAGTGTCCAGACTCTACTCGGC